ATGAAAAAAATTAAAGCTATTTTATGTGTATTCATGCTGGCATTGCTGATGACATCCAGTACGAAGACAACAACGATTTTTGTAATAGGTGATTCTACTGCTGCCGAGAAAGACGGTTTTAGAAATAGTCCTGAGCGAGGATGGGGTATGGTATTACAGGGCTTTTTTGATGACAAGGTGATTGTTGACAATCATGCTGTTAATGGTCGTTCTTCTTTGAGCTTTATCAATGAAGGAAGATGGAAAAAGGTTTTAGATAGAATAAAGCCAGGTGATTATGTGTTTATTCAGTTTGGGCATAACGATGAGAAGCCAATGCCTGACCGTCATACTGATCCGGGATCTACTTTTGATGCAAACCTTGCCAGGTTTGTAAATGAGACTCGTGCCAAGGGTGGCAATCCTGTACTGTTCAATGCGGTGGTTCGTCGCTGCTATTATTCTGCAGAATTGAAGAATGATGATGACGAGAAGCTTCGCAATAAAGTATATGATGGAAAGGAACAGATTAATAGTGATACGCTTATCGACACCCACGGAGCTTATGTGATAGCTCCCCGCAGTGTAGCAAAGCAGCTGAATGTTCCATTTGTTGATGCTACCAAGATTACCCACGATATAGAAACGGGCATGGGTATTGAAGGCAGCCGCAAATTACATATGTGGTTTATGCCTGGCGAGAATCCGCAGGTTCCTAAGGGTAAGAAAGATAATACCCATTATAATGTATATGGTGCACGTGTGGTTGCCGGTGCGCTTGCTGATGCTGTAGCTGAGCAGGTGCCAGCGCTGAAGTCTCATGTCTGCCATTATGATTATGTAGTCTCTGCAGAAGGTCGAGGCAATTTCATGGATTTGCAGAAGGCTGTAGATGCGGTTCCTGTAGGCAAGAAGGCTGTTATCCGTATTTTGGGTGGTGAATGGAAGAAGCCAATCATCGCAAAAGGCAAGAAGATTAAGTTTGTAAAGTCATTTGGTGCTAAAATCAAATAATAACAGGCTTTTCTCAATAACTTTGTAGATATACATAAAAGGGGTACTTTCACAAGCACCCCTTTTCATATTATACAAAAACATTATGAATGCTTGCTTTAAGCTTATAACATATTGATAATCAGCATTATTAAGAATTGCTACTTTTTATCGAGTAACAAAATAGTAACATAAAAGAGTTAAAGAAACTAAATCACTTATTTTGCTCGCTACAAAGGTAACAAAATAAACTTGAATGCCAAATATACTTTAACCTACTTTAACTTTGTAATCATTTGTATGTCTACTGCATACCAAGCGTATACCTAAAATCTGAATATCTTACAGATTAACGAATTACATGTTTTTTCACATTTGGTGGTTTCAGAAAAAGCTTCTATCTTTGCATCGTCAATGTTACGGTTGACAGACTAAAGTAGTCCTCCTTTCAAGGCGTAAGCCTACAAGATATGAACCTCTGAGTCGTTGTCCGTAACCAACACTCGGGGGTTCTTTTTTATTCCCCTGAGTTTGAGACAAGACAAGATGGAAGACTATGGGCTAGATACCTTCCGATTCATCGAGTCTATAAATTGCAAGGAAGACCGCATGGCAAATCGTAGGAACTAATAGCAGAAGACGAGCGGAGGGGAATCTACTCCTTATGCTGCTTAGGTTAACTGATGTAGAATTATCAAGTGACCAGATGATGGGGGTTGACGGAACTCATCCATGACATCTTAGGTTTTCTGATGCGTTCACATACGTGTGCGTTAAGGGGAACCTAGAATCCAAAGGAATCAAAAATCTATCCATTTTAATTTTTAATAATTATATTTGGATGATTAAGTAATTAGTAGGCAACAAAAAACAAAAAATCGCTTATGGAATTTGATATGTTGATTAGAAGTGCCCTGAGTGATGCCCAGTGGTTAATTGCTAAGGGTGGAACGGATAGGGCAGAAGTCCTGAATCGTGTGCTGGGTAAGATTGATAATGTCCTGAAGGAACTGGATGGGGCATACCTCATTGACCTCAACAAGGTATGGCATCAGGCGAAATATGTTATGCCGCCTAGCATTTATGGTGGCAATCATGCAGACTTGCTGTGTGTGCACCAGTTCAAGCCTAATTCTCATCCTCATCTTACTCACGAAGAGAACTGCCCTGAGTTTGAGGAGTATCTTAAAGCGAGTCCGAATGACTGGTGGTGTAGAACTGTGGATTTGTTGAAGAAGGAACATCGTGAACTTTATTGGAGATAAAGACAATGATTAGAATGATATGGAATACTCTGTATACAAAGCCTAAGAACTGGCTATGTGGGTTGCAGACGGATAAAGTGCTGCATTTCGTGCTTAGCATGGTACTGGTGCAAATGATATTCTTCTTGACCTGTAACTTATGGCTCGCTACTCTGGCTACATTCGTTGTAGGTATCTTCAAGGAGGTGGTGATTGATAAGCTAGTCAGCAAGGAGAAGGTCGATGCCGATGATTTATGGGCAGACATTTTCGGTGTGTGTGCAGGAGTGATTGCGTTGGTAGTTGGTGTTGCATTGATTCACATTCATGAATGGTTATGGTGTAATTGGATATAGATATATTAATTAAAATTTAAGATTATGAGTGAATTATATTGGTTAGGTGTTTTGGGCAACTTACATAGTTGTGGTGAAGTTTTTGTTCTTTTATCTATTTTGGTGTTATGTGGTTTAGGTATCTGGACAATTGTGGTTGGTTCTGATTATGATGAACCTTTTGAAAATATAAAAAGAATGTTTAAGCGTTCTATATATGCTTTTGTGTTTGGAGCAACTATTTGTATATTCATCCCTTCTACAAAGAGTCTGCTTATCATCTATGGGGTAGGTGGCACTATTGATTATCTCAAAGAAAACAAGGATGCAAATAAGATTCCTGATAAGTGTGTAAAGGCTCTTGATAAGTATCTTGATGATGCGTTAAAGGAAGATAAAGACAAAGATAAGGAGTAACTATGGTATCAGAATCAGCTAGATATTATCAGACTCACCCAGCAGCTATGGCACGGAAGGCTGCTTACGATACAAAGTTTGAGTCTTCCCCTGCCCAGAAGGCTAAGCGTAGGGAATTGGCTCGGCATAACGCTGCTCACGATAAAAAGTATGGTGTAGCTTCACGCAAAGGTATGGATGCCAGCCACACGAAATCAGGAATTAGGTATAAGCCATCATCGGTGAATCGTGGTTCCAAGACGGACATGGCTGGGGATAGAAGAGCGAGAGGTGGTCGCTGATTGTGAATACGATAAAAGGGAGCCATCATTGACTCCCTTTTAATCTATCTGAATAAATCTCTTATATCGCAATCTATAGCATCTGCTACTCTTGTAAGGTAGTTGATGGTTGGGTTTCCGTTGAGGGCAGCAGATAGAGTACCTTTTGTGATTCCCATATTGCTGGCTACTTCCTCAATGGTCATACCCTTCTCCTTGATAACTTCTTTAGCTTTAAGAGTTGACATTTTAATATCTTTTTGTTTTCTTTCCGTTTATGTATTCTTCTTGCCATACCTCATTATATTCAGATATATCGTCTGAATAGTAACAGATTATGGTTACTTGCGCAAGACCCGCATCTAATGATGTTGATTCTTTATAACGCATGTTTTCAGAGCCAACATCTAACGAATACTTCTTAGCCATTTTTACAGCTTCTCTATAGTTGTCTGCTCCATCGAACTCTACACTTTCGTAATCGTCTTCCACGCTACCTTTTACGTGCTGTTTAAGAGCTATCTCGTATTTTGGATATACTGTCTTTCCATATATATTTTTCATATTAATTCGCTTATCCGTGATGCGTAGGGCTTTATCTGTTAATAAGTAATTCCGTAACCTTCGTTGTTATCATACTTTCCGATAAGACAACCGCCACTATTATAGTAGTAAGTGATTCCGTCTTTTTCTTCGGTGTAATCACCATGCTCCTTACGCTCGTCCATGTAGTTGTCGAACTCGCTGAATGAAACATTTGCCTGACCTTTGTCGTTAAAATCTAATGCTGTCATAATGTTGCTTTATCCGTGCTAGCGAGGGCTGTATGTTATTACTTCTGATTCTTAATTTTGCTGCAAAGGTACATAAAAGTTTGGATATAACCAAACAAATTCTTGATTTTAACACAAAATTAACACTTGCGTGGTGAATATTATAAAAAAAAGAATAGGGAGTGCTCACGCATTCCCTATTTCGTTATCCTAACAATCTTAAAACCTATAAACCTAAAACCTATGAAAAAAACAAACGTTCTTCTTAATTATGATAAATTTAATTTAACCTTCTTCTTCTGACATCTGTCTTAACTTCTCGGTGAGTGCATTGTGAATTTCACGCTTATCGTCAAGAGTGACGGTCTGTAGCTTAGGGCAGTTGAACTCCAGTATCTTGATGAATGTTGCCACCTTATCCTTCGGCTCGCACTTATACCAAGCTGCCATGAAATCATCCCATGCCTCTCTAGAAAAGTCAGCGCACAACTCACGAAACTCCTTGTTGATAGGAGACTCGTAACCTTTCTTCTTACCTCCAGTCTTTGCCCGACCTTTCTCGAACTGACCTTTTGTATTTCTATCTGCTGCCATTGACTTAACTATTTTGGTGCAAAGATAGTAATTATTCGGCAAACGGAAACTTTATCCGTTAACTTACCACCTAAATAAACGGATAAAATACGATTCTCGGATGGTATCAGTATCTTTGTACCATTATTAATAATTTTAATTTTCATATATATGATAGGTGGATTAATAGGTGCTGGGCTTGGGCTTGCAAGCAGTATTGCTGGCGGTATAGCTAACCGCAAGGCGAGAAAAAAGCAGGAACAGATGATTGCCCAGCAACAGAGAGAAAATCAGGCATGGTATGATAGAAAGTATAATGAAGACCCTACCAAGCGTGCCGATACCGTTCGATTGCTCACTCAGATGCAGGAGCAGATTAAGAACAGAAACAAGGCAGCAAAGGGCAGACAAGCGGTGATGGGTGGTACAGAAGACTCCACTACTGCGGTAAAGGAGGCGAACAACAAGACTCTTGCTGATACTACCTCACAGATTGTAGCTGCTAATGATGCCCGAAAGGATAACATCGAACAGCAGTATATGAACAGAAAGAACCAGTTGCAGAACCAGCAGATGAGTATTGATGCTGAGAAGGCTGCTGATACTGCCAATGCGGTTGCAGGAGTGGCTGGTACTGCTGCCAACATCGCTGCATCACTTGATAGTGGTGCTGGTGGTGCGAAGAAGGCACCGAATATGAATGTGACTCAGGAGCAGTTGAATAGTATTGCCAAGAACTCAAATGATGTTCTTGGCTTGAAGGCTAAGGCTACGGCTCTTCCTTCTGAGGGTGACTTGAATAGTCTTGGGGCTAAACTTCAAAAGATTAAAGCATAGCCTATGAAAGCATCAGATATGTTACGTTCAAACAATGGCTTGAAGACTACACAGAGTGTGCTCAACAAGCAGCAGAGTGGGGTGGATGCGGCACAGAAGGTTGACCAGATGAATGCTGCCACTCCTCAGAATGAAACACCTACTATGAATGCGGCTAGAGAGAAGACTATCGCTACTCAGCAAGCTATCGCCAATGGTGTAGATGTGAATCAGGGTGCGCCAAGTGATGAGGAGGATAAACCATCTGTCCCTATTGTGAAGAAGGAGGAGTCGAAACCTCAGCCTAAGCAGCTATCTTATGCTGATATGTATAAGATACTGAATCCTGAACTGAATGAGACTGCTGAGCAGAGGGCGAACAGAGAGAAGAAGGAGCGTACCAAGGCTCGTATCGCTGCTACTGGTGATGGTCTTCGTGCGCTCGCCAATATCTTCTTTGCTACCAAGGGTGCTAAGGTGGTACACAATCCTGAGTCGGATATGACTAAGGCGGTGAATAAACGCAAGGCTTATATGGATGCTCAGAGAGAGAAGAATCGGGCATCATGGCTGGCTGGGTATCAGAGGGCACTCGCTCTTGATGAGGAAGCTCGGAAGAATAACCTGACTCTCGCTGAGCAGATGAGGTATCACGATATGCAGAACGACATCAACAAGGTGAAGGCTGACCAAGGGCAGCAGAGAATTGACCAAGGAAACAGAAGACTTGACCTTAGTGAGTTGAAATATACCAATGATGCTGAGTATAAGGATAATCAGTTGAAGATTAAGAAGATGCTTGCAGATGGTCAGATTAGTCATTGGGCTGCTCAGGATGCACTAGCTAGACTGCGAGAAGGACGAATTTCTAATAAGGCTCAGAAATCTTCTGGCGGTAACCAAACTACTGCTGGTTATTGGTATGAGTATTACGACCTGATGGACACTCCTGAGGGGCAGAAGAAGATAAATGAACTTAAAAGAAAGTTGAGAATCAAGAATGTGACTCAGACTAACGTGAGATACATTATGGATAGATTGAAAGGAAGAAGTAGTTCTGCTGGAGGTGGTAAATCATCTGGTGGCGGCAAGCATACAACACATAAGGCTGGCGGTTCTTCGGCTGGTGGCAAGAAGAAGACTGGCGTAAAATGGTAACAGTATTGGTAACAAGAATTTGGTAACAAACAAATATATATATCATGGCAGAAAGACCATTATACACTTTATACAAGAATCTGAAAGCACAGAACTATGATGTGCCTGATGATTACAATAAGTTTGAGAGTGCTCTGACAAGAGACGGAAAGGGCGGTGCTGATAACAGACATGCTATCTACGAGAACTTGAAGGCTCAGAACTTTGATGTTCCATCTACTTATGAGCGATTCTACTCTGCACTTTTTGAACCTCGTAGTAAGACTTCATCAAGAGCGAAGGGCGGTAGTGTTCCAATGAGTTCTGCTGACCGTGCTCGTTTCTCTTCTGGTGCAGCAGCTATCTCGGCTAGTGCTCAGCAGACAATGAACAATGCTGGCAGATACAACAGACTGAGACAACGCAAACAGAAACAGCAGAAGGATTTCGGTCGTGTGAACTTTGGTACACATCAGACTCCTTATGGTGGTGATGCAAACAATGTGGTGAAGGATGATTTTGCTTACAATCCTGAGACTGGCAAGAATGGCGCATACGTTACCTCGGACAATGAGAATGTTTATTCTCTTCCTGAAGCTGAGCAGATGCAAGCTATTCTTGACAAGCAGAACGATGCCTATCAGGTAGCGGTAGATACTGGCGAGATTCCATCTGCCTTTGATGTTCGTGACAAGAATGGTAACTATGACTTGCAGGAGAACATCGGCAAGAATGGAACCTACCTTACTGAGGAAGGTGCTCAAAATCAGTTTGACAAGAAACTGGCTGATGCCTATGCCCGAAAGAAGGAGATTGAGGCTCTTATCGCTGAGGACAATCGCCAACACGGAAATCCTTTGCTATCTTATGGTGCTAGTATCGGTGCAGGTAACGGAAGAACTGCTGAGCAGAGTGACTATAGAAATAAGTTGGCAACCTCTCTTTCTCTGGTTACTGAGCAGATTGGTGCGCTTGAAGCGGTGAAACAATATCCTACAAGTAGCTGTGGTGAGGATGCCTTGAAGGCTCTTGACAATACTGCATTTACTGCAAAAACATGGGATTTCGGTCTGACTGACTTCGCTACCATGTGGCAGATGGAACGTATCAAGACAAAGATTGATAACAAGATTCCTCTCTCTGGTTCTGATAAGATGCTCCTGAAGAGTAAACTGGGTGCGGATGCTGCTGCGGCTCTCGAAGACGAGAAGATGGGTAACGTCTATCGTTGGACGAAGATTGCAGGGCAGAGTCTCCCATTTATGGCTGACTTTTTCCTGACTGGTGGCTATGGTGGTATTACCAAGGGAATCAGTCGTGGAGCCTTGAAATTTGCTGCTAAACGTGGCATGGGAAAGGTGAGTGCTGCCATCTTGAAAAACACTGGTATTGTGGCTGGCGATGTTATCGGCTCGTATGCAATGGCTGGAACTGAGCAAGCGTTGAAGACTGGTGCTGACATCATGCAGCGACATCTTGGTAATCTGTATCAGGATGAGAAGGGTGATTATAAGTTTGGCACTTTCGATGAGAATGGAAATCTTCTGCATGAGGGTGGTGAGTCTATTGGTACTGCTCTCTATAAGGGTATGACCTCTGCTATGGTAGAGAACTATACTGAAAAACTCTTCGGTCACAACTATGGTATCAAGAAGGGTGCTGTCAACTTTATGGAGAAACATGGTATGAATGCTTCTGCTGAGTTCTTCAAGAATATCGGCAAGAGTGGATGGTACACCAATTCCAAGAAGTGGATGGAGAAGTTCGGTATCAATGGTTTCGCTGAGGAAGTTATGGAGGAGGAAATTGGTATTCCTCTTCATGCCTTGCTGGATGGTGAAGGTAAGGTTAGCGACCTTCTTGATGCTAAGCAGCAACTCGACATCATCGGTGGTATGGCTATCTCTGTCGGTTCTATGTATGCTATGGGTGCTGGCTCCCGACCAGTAAAAGGTATCTACAATCGTGCTCAGTACTACCGATTCCGCAACAAGGTGAACGTGGCTGATAGTGATGCACAGAACCTTATGGGCGATAACTGGGCAGACATCAAGGATAAGATAGACAACGCAACTAACGAGCAGATGGGTAGTGTGCTGGCTGGCATTCTCAGACAGAGAGATACTATGACCAAAGAGCAGATTAATGCTGCTGTCAACTATGGTGTGAACCTGATGAAGATGCGTGGCTACAATATTGCCAAGACTGCTGAAATGAATGCAAGAGAGATTACTAATGAGACAACAACTCCTGAGGAGCAGCATCAGGCAGATATTGACAACGCTTATTCTGAGGGGCATGATGCTGATGATGCAGACAAGCATGATATTCAGATTCAGCAGGAAGACCAGATGAAGACTCTTGCAGCAGCATTGGGTATCTCTGAACAGCAGCTATCTGCCATGAGTGATGAGGAACTGGAATCCCTGACTGGGCAGGATGATAAACTTGACCAAGCAATCTATGACTACCAGTTGTCTTCTGCACGATACCAAGGTGTTGTTGATGATGCACAAGACAAGGTTGACCTCGCTGCTCATCAGGCAGAACAGAGAGTTGACATGTACACAGACCAAAGTCGTGGTTCTGTCCGTAACGCTACTATCAAAGCATCAGGTGGCTTGGAAGACTATGGTGTTTATATTATCAGTGGTAATATTGCTACTCATGATGATGGCTCCATTGATGTAAGCAATAGCGATGATATGATTCTCTACTATGACCCGACAACGAATAGTGTAGAACATGCTGATGCTTTGATGTTCGCTGAACTGGGTGAAGAACTCCCTGCTGATGATGTGAAGGCTCAGGCGGTTGCTGATGCAAAAGAGAATGCTATCAAAGAAGTGGCTGGCATCATTGATGGAACCGTTGAAGTAGGCTCTCAGTTCAATGTGACTGATACTGATGGTACTGAACATACCTATGAGGTGTTGGCTGACTATGGTGATGGTACTGCTGCTATCTCTATAGATGGTAACGTGGTGGAGAATCCTTATTCGCTTGCAGACTTGCAGCAGATGAAAGACTTGGAAGACCAGAAAAGACTGGAAGCTGCCAAGGCTGAGCGTGAACAGATGGAGAAAGAACGTGCTGCCCAGCAGACTCAGGAGACAGAAGAGACTCAACCTTCGTTTGACTTCAATCAGATTCTCAATGATAATGGTAACGTGGTGCTCGTTGATGTGCTCGACAAGGATGGTAATACCAAATACCCTGACTCTAGATTATTCCTTATCCGTGATGCTGGTGCTAAAGCTAAGGTAGTTGAGTTGAAGAGTGATGGCACTCTTGTTCCTCATGCTGTGAATAAAGAAGATGTGGCTACAATCTCTTCTATGTCGCTCGATGAATACAAACAAGCTATGCCTGAATCCTCAATGATAGAGGATAATAGTGGAGAGAATATAGGTGAGATAGAGGTGGAGACTCCGACAATAGAGGGCGAGACTGCTGCTCCTTCTGAGGAAACTGCCGCTCCTGAATCTGCTGAGACTCCTGCGACAGAACAGACTCCTGCTGCTCCTGCCATTACCCTTGAAGATGGAACCATCGTTCCTATGCTGGAGGATGGCAATCCTGACTTCTCGAAGCTGACTGCCGCACAGACTGCTGAGTTGTATGACTCCCAGTTTGGTGAGGATGCAGATAGTATCGTATCTGGATATGTGTCTGATGCAAAGAAGGCACTTGACAAGGCTAGCAACATGACCGTGAAGGGTAAGACTTTCGTGGAACAGAAGGCTGCAAAGGATGCCAAGGAGAAGGCTATTGCTGATGCTCAGGCGGATTATGACTCTGCTATAGCTATCCGTGATGCTTATAATGAACGACAACTTGCCAAGGTGGAAGATACTGCTGAGGGTAGAAAGGAACTTATTGAGAAGGCAAGAAGAAAGTTCGCTCGTTTGAAGAGTGCGGTGAAGTATGATGCTGAGGCTGTATCACAACTCTACAGAGATACCATCGGCTCTCTCCTTCATCGTCTGTATGATGGCACTGGCATTGATGTAACTGATACTATTCCGCTTACTGCTGAGGAGTATGTTGCTAGTAACCTCGGTGCTCACTCTCTCAACTATGAGGGAACAGAGACAAGCAAGGGTGTTAAGCAGGAGACTGGATTGAGCAGAGAAGACTTTGCCAAAACTCAGTTGCTCGCTGCTGATGGCAAGGGAACTACTATTGATGCGCTCGTTCACAGCTTGTGGGAGAACCGTCCATCCAACCTTGAATCACTCGACACTCAGGATATTCGTAACGCTCTTATCGGTGTACTCAATAGCGGTTTCAAGGCATCGGAAGCAAGGAATTTTGTTGAAAATATTCGCATTGCTCAGGCTGAGAACATACTTGAAGAGCAGAAACGTGCTCAGGAGGATGCAGCCTATTCTGAGCAGCATAAGGCTGAGCCAGAGGCTGAGTTGAAGGCGAAGTCGGATGAAAAGGCTGAGTTGAAGGCGAAGTCAGAGGCGAAGTTGGATAATGAATCGTCTAATGAATCTAATGATTTGTCTAATGAAACGGATAATGAGAAGATAAATGTCAATATAAATGATAATATAAATGTTCCTGAGGATGCTACCGATGAAGCACCTTTAGGCGCACAGCGTGATGAATCAGACCTTCCTTTCTCTGCTAAGGAGAATGGCAAGCAACAGACAACTGCCGAGCGTGCTGCTGATGTAGAGAAGAATAAGGTTGATGATATGAAGGTCGTTGACAATATCGTAGGGAAGAAGACTCGAAAGGCTTTCGAGAGACTGGCTAAGATGATGGGTGCTAACATTCAATGGCAGTACTCTGACAAGTTGGGCAACGGCTGGATTCAGGAAACCAAGGATGCTGATGGCAACGTTCATCGTACCATCTTCATCACTCTTGACTCTTCTATCACGGAAGGTGCTCAGTTTATCTTCGGTCACGAAATGACCCACCAAATCAAGAACCTGAACCCTGCTGCATACAATGAGTTGACTCAGCTTGTGCTTGATACCTATGGCTCTGATGCCTTCGACAAGGCGGTGGATGAGACAATGAATAGATATTCTGATGCAGGATTCTCTGGACGTGCTAGAGATTACTATGCTGAGGAGGTGGTGGCTGATGCTGTAGGTGAAATGATTCGTGACCTCAACTTGGCTCACACTCTCGCTATGAAGATGTCTCATCCTCTGCTCGCTGCTATCCATGAGATATTGCAGAAGATTAAGTTGGCATTCTTTGGTACTGAGTATAGCGATGTGACCAAGAACATCATCCGCTCTATCGAACAAGCCTATGTGAAGACTGCCAAAGGTCAGGTGACGAACTCTGAGACTGGCGAAGATGTTTCGTTCTCTCTCCGTCAAAAGCCTGAACCTAAGAAGAAGGGTGTCGGCTACAAGGTATTCGTGCTAAAGGATGGCAAACTCTATCCACCAATGGTAGCGAACCCTGATGGTGCTGCGACTCCTGTTGGTGTATGGCTCGATGCTGATGCGGCTCCTATAGCAGGAGAAAGCAAGACTGGCAGACCTCAGGTTAAGCAGGGCGGCAAGGGAACACAAGGCGGTAGCGGTAAGCTAGCCTATAGACCAGGCTGGCATCTTGGTGTCGTGCCTTACGCTATCCAGTTCAACCGCAAGGATGCTGATGGCAACAAGACTCTCTTCCCTAAGAACTTCGTCTTCGCTGAGGTGGAGTATTCTGCTGATGTAGATTATCAGGAGGAAGCTCGCCAAGAGGGTATCAATCCATCGGGCAAGTATCAGCATTCATTGGCTGGCTTGAAACATCTGCCTACTGATGGATATTATATGTATCGTACCAACCCGAACCCCGAGACTGACCCTTGGGTGATTACTGGTGCGATGAAGGTAAACCGTATCTTGACCAGAGCAGAGCAAGCTGAACTTGTGAAGAATGCTGGTCGTGAACCTCAGCAGATTCAGGATGGCGATATTGTTACTGATGATGTTGTGAACAGCATCAATCAGGAGATAGCTGATGCTCCTAAGTTCTCGTTGAAGGTCTATCATGGTAGCGGTGCTGACTTCACAGAGTTTGATTTCGACCACATGGGTGAGGGTGCTGGCTCCCAAGTATTCGGTTGGGGTGGTTATGTAACATCTTCAGAGAAGATTGGAAAGAGTTATGCTGGTTTGACTATTAAAAATAGATTCCCAAGCGAATACGACACGGCTCAGAAACAATATACGTTAAGTCATGTTGAGACATTTATTTTAGAAGGTTCTGATAAAAATGAAGCTATCCAAAAAGTTAAAGGTCTATATAATGAGTCTTTGGATAAAATAGAACATGAGCATCCTGAAAATAATTATGCTATCTCTAATTTGAAAGAGAGAATAGAAACATTAGACGAAATGGAAAAAGGAAAACTTCCTATTCCTACAATGTCTCTCTATGAGGTTGATATACCTGATGATAATGGCAGCAACTATCTGGAATGGTATGGCGATGTTCCTTCTAATCTTGATAAAGAGAAGTTGGCAGAGTTGATATTGGATAAGACTGGAGCAAAGGAGAAGGTGGCTAGATTCAAGGCTATTCCTGCATACTTAAAAGGTTTGGAGTTCGATATAAAGAAACTTATCAATGAAGCTCAGACTGGGCAGAAGTTATATACCAATATCAGTTCTTTCGTGAGCGAAAAGGATACAAGCAAGATTCTTTCTGCTCTTGGTTTTACTGGCATCAAGTATCCTGCTGGAACCATAATGGGTGGTGCTGAGGAAAATGATACCAACTATGTTATCTTCAAACCTGAGGATATGAAAATCACAGAGCACACCAAGTTCTCGTTGAAGACTTATCACGGAACAGGAGCGAACTTTGACCGCTTTGATACTTCACATGCTTATGAAGGTGCTGGCTCAGAAACTTTCGGTCATGGTATTTACGTGACTAAATCGGCTAAAATCGGTGCATCCTATGCTCTGAAAGCTAAGGTAAAGAAGATAAAGACTCCAAAGGCTTTCAAGGCTATCAAGAATGGCGATAATTGGTTCGTTCGATTCATTGATAATGCTGTGAGAAGTTCTTTCGCTAAGGCAAAGAAGGAAACTTTTAACAGAATGGATGAACTTATCAAGGAGGATGAGAATATCGTCAATGACGAGACTAAGCCAGAGTGGAAACAAAATTCAGCACAGAAGGAGTTGGCTGATTTCGATAAGTTGAAGTCTTTGTTTGAGGGCTTGACAGAGGAAGATATTCCTTCTTTGAAACGTGCCAAGGCTAACAGATACGAGGTAGAGATACCTGATGATACTGGAAACAATTACATTGATTGGAACAAACCAATGAAGAAGGAGCAAAAGAAGATTGTTCGTGAAGGTTTGGAGAAACTAGGTGTTGATGTTGATAGGTTGGTACGCAATGGTTACTCACTTGACAACAACTTTGGCGATGTTTACAATGGTCTGTTGTATTATGCGTTGAATGGAACAAAATTTGAGGAACGTGACAGTTTTGTGGCATCTAGCAACTTCCTATCTTCACTCGGCTTTACAGGTATCAAGTATTATGCTGGTACGATATGGGGTGGAGCTAAAAAAGGTGACTTGAACTATGTGATATTTAATGAGGATGATGCAAAGATAGTTGGTAACACTAAGTTTTCGTTGAAGTCAAAACCAGTCCGATTTGAAGCTGGCAAGAAACTCATCGATGAAGAGAAGAAGGAAGTTCTTTCTACATTGAAGGATGCCTATAAGGTGAATGGTGTTCCTTATCACATTGAAGAGACTGCTGGCGGCAAGGAGAAGAGAGTGTATGAGTCTACTGCTGATAGCTATGTTGTGAGCGATATTACAAATCGTCCACTAAGATACTATATCACTTTGCCTGATGGTCGTGTGGCTCATCCTACTGAGGTATATCCTAATATCTCGGACAATGAAGTGAAGTCTTCTGCTACTAAGCAGGGGTTGCTTGATGATGAGGCTGACCAGATTGTTAGTGCTGCCATTGGCAACATGAATGGTATTTCCGACAATGCCAAGGCGGTAGAGGTGCTGACCGAATTACAGAATCTCCCACATGAGACACATGATGTAGGCTACGGCTTGAATAATGCCCAGTCATACAACTACAAGACTGGCATCTTCACTTCTGATGCTGGACAAGCTATAGATTATGTGGTAAGACGAATGAGAAGAAAGGAAGATGTTCCTACCGAGATTCCTGCTGCTTTGAAGAAGGCGGTAGCTGATAGCTATGGTATGGTTGATAACCTCATTGATGGCATGAGCAGCACTAAAGTTTGGGCTGCTAAAAAGGAAACTTCGGCAAGCGACAAGAGGACAGACACTGCAGCTACTTCGTTGGAAGGTGACACAGCTCTCTCCCAAACCGAAGGTTCTGCTGCAAAGATAGACAATTCTTCTGAAACTGCCAAGGAAAATGGCGAAAAAGTTGATGTTGAGGCTCCAAAAACTTTCGATGAGTTCCTGAATCATCCTTCTTTGAAGTTCTCAATCAAGAATGAGCAGCAGAGAAAAGCGGCTGAGGATGCTTATGAATATGCTTCCAAACTTCGTCCAAACAAGTCTTCTCAGTATGCTCTGGTGGATATGAGCAATCCTTCAAGTTCTCCTGAGTATTACGAGAAGAAAGTATTGGCTGACCGATGGAGACGATTCTATAACAAGGCGGTTCATAATGAATTGGATGATGTGTATAAGGATGCTTGGGGTAATTACAAACTCTTTGACCTTGACCGACCTTTTGCTGACCAAGTGAATGAGGTGAAGGGTGATGTTCCTGACGAGTTCAATGCTCCTGATGTGGTGGCAAACAAAAATGCCGACAACGAAAGTGGTGCTGAGTATCATGAATACAAGCAGGACGAACCATCGTCTATTACTTATAAGGATAGATATAAGGCTTTCAAGCAACGTGAGGCTAACAAAGAGAAGACTGCCGGATTGAGAAAGGAACGGAATGAAGTCGAGGATGTCTACAAATCAAAGAGCGAAGAGCGTGTTGAATACAACAAGCAACTGATGAAGGAGTATATGGACGAGCATGGTTTGTCTTCTGAAAACGATATTCCTTATGATGTTTGGGATAATTTGAGAAACAAATCTTTCGAGAAGTATCAGGATGAGTTGGATAGTCTGTTTAATAAGTATAAGGACTTAGATAAACAGATTAAGGAAGTAGCGGAACCTCGTTTCTCTTTGAAGGATGAAAAAACTCTTGCAGGAGTTCATAACATTACTGAGGAGAAGCTGAGAAAGGCTTTGAAACTGGGTGGCTTTGCCAATCCTTCTTTGGCTGTTATTGATACCAACAAGAGTGGTCACAACAACTTTGGAGAGATTTCCTTCATCGCTCCTTCTGCTCTTTTGGATAAGCGTACTGGCAAGACTGGTGGTACATGGATAACTGATGCCTATACTCAGCGTTATCCTTCCGTAGAGCGGCAAATGAGCGAAAAGGGCAGTCAGAAGTTTGAAGACTGGGTTGACAGCCTTGAATACCCTAGTGCTGCTAAGGCAGAGATTAAGAGACAGACAAAAGATGTACTGGAAGACAATGGTGTTCCTGCTTGGGAGTTGATGTATCTTAAAGAAAAGGGAATTGATATTAAAGCGTATGATTCTAATGTTGATTATCGCTGGAAAGAGATTATCAATGACCATCCTACTGCCGAGGATATTCTGAGCAGTATGCAGAATGACCCTGAACTGAACGAAAAGGTTACAAGTCTGGCTAAGCATGCCATCATTTACCCTACATGGGAAAAGATTTCTTTGGAGGTAAGAAGAAAGATGTATGAGGAGACTGGCGTTAAGGCTAGCCCTATCAATCCACAAGTAAGAAAACAGACTAAGGAAATCTTTGAGCGTGACTATAAATCAACCTTGCTTAACAAGGACGGAAGTCCAAGAAAAAAAGATGTGAAGAAGGTTGTTGAGGATATTGTGAAGGAGCATAACGATACCAAGAAGTATGACTTCTATCTGTCTAAGGTGAAGGCTAGTAATTACGTCAACAAGAATGGTCTTTATGATGATTATATCAGATGGCAGGAGAACAAACTGGATGAGTTCGGAACGAAAAACCGTATCTTCCGTGGATATACTAGGGATGGTTCCCGAAAGTATGTGCCTGAGACTCTTGAAAATGTTTCAAAGGCTATGAGGGAAGAAGCAGATGGGCAGACCAATGGAAGCGAATATACCTCGTTTGGTAGCTTTATCGCAAAGTTGGCTAGTCGTGTTGATTCTACAGACGAAATGCGTGCCAACAAGGATAAGTTGTCTTCTAATAAGGATAAGGAAGAATTTTACGAGAAATGGAGTGAGGTTTATTATGACCTTGCCAAGTTCTTGTATAATGATGTGTTCTATGGTGAGCAGAGACTTCACGATATTGTATTGCAGTCTGACCCTAAGAAGTATGCCAAGAAAGAATATGGCATTACCCTTACTCATACCTTCATGAAGAAACTGGATGCCTTGAAGAATGCAGTACAGACAGAGTTGAAGAGTGCGTACTTTGAGACTAAGTACAACAGACCTCTCCGTCTAAACGAGTTTGCTGCTGTTGTGGTTCCTGACAACTTGGGCGAAGATGTACGCAAGGGCATAGAGAATGCTGGCTTACCGATGTATAACTATGACCCGAATAAGGAAGGTGACCGCAGTCGTGCCTTCAATGAAGCTATCAATAGCAGCGACAATATTCGTTTCTCTCTGAAAGAAGAAAAGGAGAAGATTGTTGCTGATGCCAAGGCAAACGGAACCTATATGACTGCTCCTAATGGTGAGAAGACCAAACTGGATGCTGAACAATGGGCAACCGTCCGTACTACCAACTTCAAGAACTGGTTCGGTGATTGGGAGAATGACCCTGAGAATGCTTCCAAGGTGGTGGATGAGAATGGTGAACCTATGGTGGTTTGGCATGGCAGAAGTGCCGAGTTCAACACCTTTGAGAAGAAGGAAGGTGTCCGCTTTATCATGGGGCTTGAAGACAAGGTGAAGGCAGAAGGATTCTTCTTCTCTCCTGATAAGGGCTTAGCTGAGGAATTTGCATCCAATTCGTCTAGACATCGTGGCGGCAAGGCTAATGTGGTTCCTTGCTTCCTGAATATCCGAAGACCGATGGATTTGACTGGCGAAGACTATGATAGAATCTACGAAGATGTGACTGGCTGGGAGTACATGGTGGGCATGGACACTCAGGACAATCTTTGGGGTATCATGGATGAAGAGGGCATGGCTGACAAGATTAAGGAGAAAGGCTATGATGGAGCCATCTTTGTTGAAGAGGTGGATGATAGCTATGAGCCTACCAAGATTTCCTATTGTGCTCTGGATGCCAACCAAATCAAGTCTGCCGAGAATAACAATGGTGATTTCTCTGCCGACAACAATGATATTCGTTTCTCTCTGAAATCTATGATGGATAAACCTGAGGGATGGAAACAAGCCAACAAGAAGGCTATACATATTGCAGAAGCTATAGAGCGTGACCCTAAGTTTTCCTTGAAGAACCTTGATGGAACTCTCATTAAGGCTGGAACATACTTTAGCGGTGGCGGTCTTGTTGAGGAAGGCTTGAAGGGTATCATCGACCCAGTGGTTGCAGTGGAGTATGACGAGAAAATAAGCGGTGTGTATCGCAACAACTTCGGACAGCACATCGTTACTGCTGATGTTCGTGATGTTGACCCTAAGGAGTTGGTGAAACAGATTGATGGCGAGGTGGAGTACTTCCATGCCAGCCCAGTCTGCAAGAACTACTCTCAGGCGAAGAGTAACCATGCTGAGGTGGAACTTGACAAGGAGACTGCTGCTAGCACTGCCGAGTTCATCAATGCTATCAAGCCAAAGGTGGTGACCATTGAGAACGTGAAGGGCTACAAGGATTCGGATGCGATGAAGACTATCACCGATGCTCTGGATGCCAATGGCTATACTTGGGATGCAGATGTGTATAACGCTGCGGACTATGGAGGCTACACCAACCGAGAGAGATTGATTGTCCGTGCGGTTCGTGATGGCAAACTCCCTGCCAAGCCTGAGAAGATGGCACACAAGAGCGGATGGTATGAAGCTGTGGCTGATATTATCCCGACCTTGACCGAGAAGAAGAATGGTGTGGCTCCTTGGATGGATATTCGCTTGAAGGCTGATGGCATTGACTGGCGGAACATTGACAAGCCATTGTATGTGATGGGTAGTGCCTATGCTGACGGAAAGGTTCCTCATGCCTTCGCTGATGAACTGCTGCCAACACTCAGAACGAAGAGTGGTGACGTGATTGTGATGCCTGATGGCAAGGTATATCGTGCCATGGGCAGAGTGCTCGCTAGAGTATCAGGAGTGAGCGATGATTACAAGATGCCATTCTCTGAGAATCTGAGCCATACCATCATCGGCAACGGAATCCCTACCCAGTTGACGGAACATGTGATTGCTCCTCTTTTGCAGAACACCTTGCGCCCAACTACTCCTGAGGATGGTAATACCAAGTTCTCTTTGCGCTATGACCAGTTTGAGCATGACTTGAACCAGTGGAAGAAGGATAATAATCTGCCAAAGGATGCCCAGCGACCAACCATCCCACAACGCAACGCTGGCGAGAGTGCCGTTGACTTCCTGAGGAGAGTGGACGAGTACCGCAAGCAGATGGCTCTGTGGAAGACTGCTCCAACCTACGAGCAGCATCTTCTGAGTGATGATACTGCCCTTGGAGAGTTCAACCGAGAGTTGCAGCGTGGCTCTGTGCTCAAACGTATCGCCTTCCAAGATAGTATGCTGGCTATCCGCAAGGCTCAGGAAGCTATCATGAAGGAAGTGGGTGTTGACCGCCTGAACATGGCTGAGGATGCCTATACTGCCGAGAACCGCAGTCATGGCAAGGGAAAGAACGAGTTTGAGGAGTACAACAATGAGTTCTTGCAGCCATTGAGAAAGGCTTATCATCAGATGAAGAAGATACTGGGTGATAGCTATGATAATGTTCGTATCTACATGATGGCTAAGCATGGCTTGGAGCGTGATGCACAGATGGCTTTCAAGAAGTCTCTGGAAGCTGACTATGAGGACGTGGCTCAGAGAAGTGCAGCATACAAGGCTTACAAGGGCGATATGAACCGTATCATTAATGATAGCGACCTAGAGTTTGGCAGAGTAGACTTCACTACTTGGAGACAGAGAGACAATGCACTAAGGGTGAAATATTCTCCATCATATATGGACTATCGCTACGACAAGAATGGTATTGCTTACGATTACTCAGGTTTGTCTGCTCTCTTTGGCGGCTCAGACTTTGAGGAAGCTGCCCACAAACTGGTAAAGGATATTGAGAGTAAGTATGTAGCTGAGACCCACGACCTCTGGGATGCAACGAATGCGGCTACCAAGAAGATTCTCCGTGATGGCTATAAGGCTGGCATGATGAGCAAAGATACTTATCAGTATGTGCGAGATATGTATAGCCATTATATTCCTCTCCGTGGCTGGGATGGTACTACTGCTGACCAAGTATGGGACTATATCGGTGGTGGCAAGGGTGCGTTCAATCAGACCTTGAAAACGGCACATGGACGAACCTCTATCGCTGATGACCCTATCGCATACATCGAGAATATGGCAGAGAGTGGAATCCTGCTCAACAACAAGAACTGGGTGAAACAACACCTGATGCTCTTGGCTCAGAATCATCCTACCTCTCTTCTTACCCTGAGCAAGGCTTGGTACGTGAAGAGTGTGGATGATAACGGTAACGAGGAGTGGATTCCTGCTACACCTCAGATTACTTCTCAGATGGATAGCAATCAGGTGAAGGCTGCTATTGATGCTTTCGAGAAGAAGATGGAGAAGATGGCTCAGACTGGCGATGCTACTCAGAAGAGAGACGGATTGAACATAGCCTATCCTCAGACTCATAGCGAGGAGAGAGAACATGAGGTGCGAGTGATGAAGGATGGCGAGGAGTACGTTATCTATGTGAATGGTGACCCTCAGTTGGCTCAGGCGATGAATAATACCAGAGCACACCGAGTAAGAGAGATTCAGAGCGGCAAACTTGATAGGGCTGCTGCTTGGTTGGGCAGAAAGATGGCTGCTGCCTATACTAGTCTTTCACCTCTCTTCATCCCTTCCAACTACTTCCGAGACCTGACCATGACGCTGGCATCTACAGCTATCCGTGAGGATGCAAAGTACAACTATCTGCTCAGAAAGAATCTCGCAACCTCTTGGAATCTTGGTTTCATGCTGAGAGACTATCAGAACGGCAAGTTGAGAGAGAAGGTAAGCAACGGAAACGCTACTGCAAAGGAACAGATGTTCTATGACTTCATGATGAATGGTGGCGAGACTGGCTTTGTCTCTTCGCTTGATGTGGAAGACTTGAAGAAGAAATTCAAGAATGACTTGAAGGATTTGGATAGATGGAAGACGAACCCAGTAAAGGTATGGCACACCATAATGGATGGCATTGAGTTCCTGAACAGAGCAATCGAGGATAGTAACCGATTTGCGGTTTACATGACCTCTATTCAGTATGGACGTTCCATTGATGAGGCTGTGAATGATGCCAAGGATGTTACCCTGAACTTCAACCGCAAGGGTACTGGCGAATATGGCTGGCAGATGATTAGAAACCTCTATCTCTTCATCAACCCAGCAGTACAGAGTTTGCAGACCCTTGGTGCGCTTGTCAAACATCATCCTTTCAAGTTCACGGCTGTTACTGCATCATGGTTGGCGAGTGGTGTGCTGGTTCCTATCGTTAACGCTGCCCTGATGAGTCTTTTGGGCGGTGATGATGATAAGGATAAGTACTGGCAGTTCACCAAGTGGGATAGACGAAACAACCTTATCATGTGGGTTCCGTTCACTCATGAGTATGTGAAGATTCCGCTTGCCCAGGAGTTCCGTGCCTTCTATGGAATAGGTGATATGATTGCATCCAAGATGATGGGTGGCGAGTTGGCTGAGGAAAGTTGGAGCCAGTATGCAGAAGACTTGCTCGGTCAGGTAGTGGATATGCTTCCGCTCGACCCTACTGGCTATGATGGCAATATTGCGGTCAGTCTGATGCCGAATGCCATTCGCCCAGTCTTTGAGTTGGCTTTCAATGTTGACTTTACTGGCAAGCCATTATTCAAGGAGACAGAGTATAACAAGTATGACCCGAACTTTACCAAGGCATACGTGGGCACTCCTGATTGGCTGGTACGTGCATCAAGGATGGTTAACTCAATCGGAAACGACTATCCTGATGTGCAGCAGAACAGCATTGATGCTTTCGGTGACCCAAGATACAATCTGAATAACCCTGCTGTAGTTGACCATGTATTGTCTTCTTATCTCGGTGGTGCTTACACCATGGGAAGTCAGATTCTCGGTGTACTTACCAAGTCACTCAACGACCCGAAGGAAATTAAGGTGGCTGATATTCCATTGGTAAGCAAGTTCGTCAGCAATCCTGATGATAGACCGGTTACTAAGAAGCAAGGCGATGAGTTCTGGAGTATGAAGGAGAACCACGACCGTGCAGCCAATACCCTGAGCAAGTTGAAGAAACAAGCTAAGATGGATGGCGATTACTCTATGCTGGAGCGGTTCTACGGCTCTGAGGAGTATAAGCAGTACAAGCAGGATGATGTGAAGGTGAAGAAGTATGAGGAAGACAAGAAGAAGGAACGTGCGGAGGAGAGTGGGGAGGAGTATAGACCTCACAAGTTGAATGCCGAGGATATATACAAGGCTCATGCTACTCCGAAGGATGATTTCGAGGACTTGAAGCTGAAACAACTCTACACTAAGTTGAACGGATTCAAGACTTCCTATGACCTCTTGGTTGATACGGCTCCTAGTCAGAGCGATGGCTACTACAACACCAACAAGGCTGCCATTGATGCCATTGACGAGATTTCCCTTGATAAGCAGGAGATTTCCGAGTTGAAGAAAGGTTTCTTGGATGATGGTAAGGATGCCTACAACGCTGAGGACATGAAACAGATTCGTGACCTGAGAAAGAAGATTCTTGCCGTACTGGAGAAGGCTAACAAGGTGATTGTGGCTAATCAGAAGGCGAAGGCTGAGAAGTAATACATATATGACTATCCCCTGAAAGTGCTAGGCTTTCGGGGGATAATTGTTTTCAATCTGAAACTTTTTACCTCTATTTCTTGTGCAAATATATCAATCTGTAAATATTTATAAAGTTTAACGATTAAAGTTGTGCATAAATGTAGCTATTTCCTAATTTCTTATTACATTTGCTACGTCTAAGAATTTTTGATTAAATCAGCAAAAGAATTTCAATCATATAAACTTAAAAAAACAATGGCTTATGAAAAAAGATGAAGACGAAGACCTACGAGTCAAGAAGTTAATTGGAGAGATAACTAAGTTACTCCCTGAACGAAGCAAGATTAAGACTGACTTGTTTTATTTCAAGTATGCGCCTATATTGGTCATGCTTTTCAGATGGTATGGTATATCTCAGTTCTATGACAACAAAATGGAGATAACACTATGGTACGAAGAGAATGAGGAACCTGTCTGGTTCTTCTACTTCATCACTTACATTCTTTACCCGATTTCTCTTTGGAAGGGTCAGGTGTTGCACCGATTGTGTGTAGAGTGGCGCATTCCGATTCTCTATATTGCAGGAGTCAATGTGATTCACGTCATGTATGATTCCATCGTTATCACGAATCAGATGTACTATTGTGATATGTTCCTGATTACACTCATTTTAATTATATATGCTTATGTCGCAATTAGTAAATTACAGCATCATCGAAGCTGGACTTCGTGCTCTCGCAGATAAGGCACATGAATCAGCAGTTGCCCAAGCAGAGGGCAAGCCTATCCCTTGCGGTCTGTCGGAAGGAGATATGGAACTTGTGGCTCTCCTTACTGCCATGATGAATGATACGCAAGCCAACAAGGGATGGTGTGCCCACGAAATGGGCAAGTCTATCTCATCCTTTGAAAAGTATGTTCACGATGGCAAGATACCAGAAGGCATCCATGACCAGTTCGGACATGAGAAGAAGTGGAACAAGTCGCTTATCCGATACTTTGCCAACAAGAAGGCTTTCTTCCGCAAGCTATCACGAAAGTATGGCATAAACCTCTAGGAGTAGCTACACATTATATATATAGGAGAGACCCAATCGCCCCTCCTGTATATTTATGACCTTTTTCGTAACCATAAATCTTTGCTCATCAAACACTTATATAATCTTTTACGAGTTTATCTATCTCTATCCATATTATTCGTATCTTTGTGCTCGTAACGTTACGTAGTATTAATCAATTAATGTTTAACAAAAGATTCAGGATAATATGGAAAGTAAAACGTATGTATTCGGAAACGAAGGCTCAACATCTAATAATGGGATGCTCGGTCTTCTTGCGCCTCTGCTCCAGAAGCAGGGTGTTGACCCAAATGTCCTTCTTGCCATGAAAGGTAATAATGGTTTCGGTGGCGAAGGTGGATGGTTCATGTGGGTAATCTTCCTTTTCTTCCTCATGGGTTGGGGAGGTAACGGCTGGGGAGGTTTCGGCAATAATGGTCGTGGTGGTCTCGCAAACGAGATTAACAATGACTATGGTCGTGGTCTCCTGATGGATGCCATCGGTGGCAACCGCAATGCACTCAGCAATTTGGCTACTCAGTTGAACTGCACCGAAGGACAGATTCAGAGTGCCATTTCTGCATTGACCTCTCAGGTTCAGAATGTAGGTAATCAGGTTGGTATGAGCGGTATGCAGACCATCAATGCTTTGCAGCAGGGTAATATGCAGATTGCTCAGCAGATTGCAAACTGCTGCTGCCAGACCAATAACAACATCACTACTCAGGGTTATGAGAGCAAGTTGGCTATCTGCCAGCAGACTCATGCCATTAACGACAACGCCAATGCCAACGCATTGATGTTGCGTGACACCAACCAGTCTAACCATCTTGCCTTGATGGGTAAACTCGACCAGATGCAGACTCAGGCAATGCAGGACAAACTTGATGCACTTCGTGAAAAGAATAGTGCTCTTGTAGCACAGATTTCCAACGAGCATCAGACTCAGGCTTTGCAGGCATACCAAGCACAGATTATCACTCCAGTGAATGCTGCCCTTGCAGCCTTGCAAGCAGAGGTAGCTGGCATCAAGTGCAAGTTGCCTAATACCGTATCTGTACCATATCCTCAGTTGAAGACCTACAATCCAGAGGTGTTCCAAGCAGCAGCTATGGGAGCATACGCTGGTGATGTAGCAGCAGCCAACGCAGCATCAACCGTAGGTTGTGGTTGTTAAAGGAAAGGAGGTAACTATGTTCCCTTTAAACTATCCTTTCAGCCCATTATTCCCAATGGTCAGGAGACGGAATCCTATCAAGAGAGTTGATATTGGCGGTATCTATGAATTGAAGACCAATGCACTTCAAGTAACCGACGAGAGTGTAGACTTCGGTATCAATCCTAGCTGCTACAAGGCTTTACCTTGTGAGAGTATCGTACTGCTAAAGATTCATCAGGGAGTGCCTACTACTGGCGAACCCCTTCCAGTCAAGATTGTAGTGCCACACAATGGTGCAACAACCATCAGCACTACTAGCGGAACTACAAGTGGAACAACAACGGCTGGCACAACTAAGTCTTCCGTTGTAGACCATACTGGTTCTGCTGTAACTGGAGCGGGTCTTTCAAGCCCTACGGAAGCTCTAGCCTATATCAACAAGAATAGCGGAACAATCCGACTGCTTGGGTTTCAGCAACCAACTGGTGGCTAACAGAGTATTAACAATGGGGCAGATAGCAATGTCTGCCCCTATAAAAGAGAAAGAAAATGTTTCAAGGTTTAAGACAAAATTCCCTTTTTTACATATTAGACAAGGGAGGAGAAAAGCCGACTCTCAGAATCGGTCAGGTTATATCGGTAAGTGACCCTCAGCAGAAGTTCCCGACAACTTATATCCCGAATCAAGTGCCGAACTTCGACACAACGGTTGATGTAAAGGTGAAGGTTGGAGAACAGCAACTCAACTTCGAGAAACTGCCATCCACCGCTCAGATAGCCAACTCAGGAACTAATGGCGTGGTGGTCAGTGATAGCCGTGATGCCATGTGCGCAGAGGTTGATTCCATGCTCAGGCAAGCCAAGGGTATCTTGGAGAGTGTTGACTACAACAAGGCAGTAGTGGAATCATGTGATGAAATAATAGCCAAACTCAATCCTCAGATTGCCAAGGATAAGCAGCAAGAGCAGGACATCAGTAACCTGAAATCTGACATGAACGGAGTGAAGGGTACGCTATCCGAAATCAAATCTCTTCTGTCTGATGCCTTGAAGCTCAGTAAGAACTAATAAAGGTAAGAAGATTATGGTAATGATTGAGATTACAGAAGATAAGTTCGATGATTTGTATGACAACATCGAATCCATGCTTGGTTTTGGCAGCAAGGCTATGTCTTGTCTGAAAAAGATGAAGCAGGAGCGTATGGGTGAGCGTATGCCTGATTATCGTGACGATTGGAGAAGAGAGCGTGAGGAACGTGAAGAGCGTGAGAACAGACGTAGATTCAACAACGTGAACGATGATTGGAACTACCCGAACCGCTATGGTGAAAGAGGTGGTGGCGGCTACAATGGTGGCGGTCGCTAGTGTTTAACTTGGGAGTTTTGGTAGTGACATTTATGTCGGAACCAGACTCCCTTTAATATTCAGCAATATGGGAAAATGCAGAATGCCATTGGATATGTATGACCTCAAACCTGAGGGAATGGTTTCTTATCTCAGATACAATGGCTATCATTTCAGCAAGAAGATGTGCGAGTGGGCGGTTAGCCTGATGTACAAATATGACCCTTCCTCCAAGCGTGATGTAAGTGTCTCGTTTTGGGATAAGGAGAAGGTGGATTCCCTTCTGCTCGGTCAGGGAATTGAGGTGAAGAATAAGATAGGCTACGACCATGTATATGTGGCGAATATGGCGAGGGCAGACTTCTACAAGTCTTCCATCAAGGATGAGGAGCAGTTAGCCCAGTTTATCAAGGATATGGTGGATGATGCCGACCAGAAGGATGGTTTCATCTTTAACAGATTTTATGCCGACTGCTGCCATAATGGTGTGCCTATCCCTTGGGAAGATGTGTTATGATGAGAAGAGTGATTGAACTCCCGAAGTACGATTGGAGCATAGTATGTTTCATAGGTTATCAGCCACCTGATGCCGATGAGATATGCCATGCTCTTTCTGATATTGGCTGCAACGGAAATCCTTTATCGGAGGCCTACGAACATCTAACCAAGTATAGTTCAGACAGAGGTCTTACCTATTCCAACCTTGCTGAAAGAAGAAGTGTTCTTGCCATCGGTAAATGTGAATCTGATGACAGCATCATCAATACGATAGGTCATGAGCTTCTTCATGTTGTAGCGCATATCTGTGAACAGGATGGAATAGATATGCTGAGCGAGGAGCCATGTTATATGATGGGGAGTTTATGCGAGAAGTTATTTAAGATGTATTGTTGATATGTATGAAGAAGAGGCTTGCTATTTGCTAGGTGGGTTGGTGCAGGCTTGCTGCATAAGAAAAGGGTGAATCGGAAGACACACCCTTATTCTTTATCTATATGGCTTACTCACCATACTTTGGTTCCTCATACACAAGACCATGCTCATCGACGTAAGCCTTGGCTTCTGAGTATGTGTCAAACTCTACTGCGGTGGCATTTACTGCTGGGAATACCTCAGCATTGTCACATTCTTCTGTGAGAGGGAGCACCATCTTGGTTCCCTCATGTATTACCTTATATTTCTTTGTTAACTTATTCATATCTTGTTTCTTTTCTGTTTATAAATTATTGTGCAGGAGCAATTGAGACGGTATAACCCTTCTGCTGCAAAGTCTGTACTGCTGCATCAGATGCAGATGTTCGAGTACCTACAACAGAAATCACTTTTTGTACCGTACTATTTGGAACTTGACAATTAGCTTGGTCTTGTAGCATCTTGTCTACATTGTCCAGTTTAGCAGTACCGTCAATACTGAGTATTACGGAAGAAGAGCTTCGGCTACTCCATGTCAGATTACTTCCCTTGTCATATCTGAATGAGATATAAGAACAAGAAGCTGGCAATAAGGCAAGGTCACCACTAAATGAACCTGCATACAAATAACAGTCTTCCAACAATGCGAGATTCTTTAAACTGCTAACGCTTCCAGTAACACCAGTATACATAAAGTTGACACTACTTAGCTTTGAAAGATTTTGGATTGAAGATATATCACCCCAAATAGATGTATTTGTTACATCATAAGCAGTAAGTTTAGTCAGACCGCTCATTACTGCAATATCACCAGACACTTGAGTGTTAGCTATTGTAAAGTTAACTAACTCTGTAAGATTCTGTAATGCTTGAATATCACCAGATACTTGTGTGTTACTGAAACGTAAAGTACTAATCAAATTGCACTCCTTTACATTTGCTATATCACCATAAACCTTAGTGTAAGAAAGTTCAACAAGTATTACTTCTGAAAGCCTTTTCAAAGCAGCAATATCGCCATAAACATTTGTGTTAGTGAGTCTAATTTCATTTATCAATGTGGAATAAGCAAGACTTCCTATGTCCATAGTTTTATTTGCGACATCATCCTTTTGGTAAATTTGTCCTTCTGCAACAAAAGAAATAGTTCGCAAATTGTATTTGTTTAAAATACGGAGTTCAAAGTCTCCATTGCTGACATATACGTCCGTTTTACTTCCAGCAGGAATTACTAGAGTCTTTCCTTTGTTTGGAGAAAGGCTGGCATCTGTAAAATATCCGTCACCAATAATTTCCAATTTAGTTTCTTTTGCAAACTTAAAATTAAAACTTTGAGTCTTAACATTAGGCGAAGAAACTCTTGAGATTTTTATGCTCATCTCGCCAATCCTTAAAAGAGAATTGTTATCAGCAATCCCATTTAATTTTGTTACTAAACATTTATTCATAATTGTATCTTTAAATTTATACTACATATCCAAACTCTTTATCAAGAAAAGCAATTCGGTTTTTCAACCATCTTGCTACCCGATATTCTGAATTATAAAAACCATAGCATATAGGATTTTTATCATATAAGGTTACTGGAGGTACACCATGCACTTCTTTGAGAGCTTTAAATTTATATCCCCCACCATATATGCAAAAATCACCTTCTGCATAAATTTTACTTTCATTGTATGTATCACTGCCATTTGTATAATTGACAAATTGCCAGCCATCATTTACTTTTCCATTTCTGTAAGATGGAGTTTCAGAATAAATAGTTAACTCTTTCTTTATGTTATCATATCCTATACTTTCTGTCCATCTTCTGAAAAGAGACATGATGTTTTCTACAGTAAAGGTTCCATTGTTTCTTAACTGCTTGTATCTTTCTCTTATTTCTGTTGCATACAGAACTTCTAGTCCCAAGCATCTTCCAGATGTAAGCAATTCGCTATTGTCGCTACCAGGAACTATGAATGTACCATTTACGAACATACCGAATATAGAATCTACATCATATAATGTAGGAGTCCAATGATTACCATCATAAGTAACCCATATCCAGTTTTTATGGAATCCGTCTAAATTATACAACACTTCAGAGATTATTGCATAATCAATGAAAGGGTCTACCAAGAAATACTTTTCAAAGGTCTCTTTTGTATTAGATACTTTTAAAGCAGCCGAAACGCCAGACAGTCTAACGAGAAAATCCTTTACCTTTTTACTATATTCATCTGTGTCAGATAACTCTTTCGGATTATCACCATCATACTTATTGCCATCAATATCTATTAATGACTTTGGATTTCTTATTTCAAACTGAGACCAATCTATAGTACCTCCAAAAATTGTCTTATTATCAACAACACCATCGAGGATAATATTTTCAGGCTTCTTTTTCTCACAATTATATACTTCTTTGGATTTTTTTAAATTCCAAGCATAAACGCCCATCCAAGTTTCTTCGTTTGTTTTAGAATTTATCCAAGTAATAATTATTGGGAAACCATCAGGGTGGCACTTTGAACCTGTAAAAAAGTCCTTTTCCACATTACCAAAGCTATCTGTTGTACTATTGTTAGAATATGAATATTCATAAGGATATTGCTTGCCTAAAGGATGAGATTTGTAGACTTGTTCCATCAGCCAATATCCTACGATGCACTGCCCACGGAAAGCATCAATATAGTATTTCTTTAAGTGGAAACTGTCCTGTGTTGGGAAATCGCCAAACTTAATTTCACTACCATCAGAAATATCAATAGCCATATTCTTGACATAGTAACCCATAGAAGATGAACCTTGTGCGTTCAAGATTACTGGCTTGCGGAAATAGTTTCCAGCCTTGTCGTTATACTCAATCTCTGCTTCAATATCATCCTGCTTCGTTGTAGGCAGCTTAGGAGCATAGATTCTTACTTGTGCTGCAATTCTAGGGATAGGCAATTCTATATGGCTATCCTTGCTGAAATCTGATGGATTGTCCATCTTGATACCAGCAGACTTAAATGCCTCATTAACCTCTTTGGCAGCTTCATCAGACAAGTTGATGTGATTAGCGGAAATCTTATTTTCATGACGAGTACCTTCGGAATCTCTGTAGCCAAGAATCTTACTTTCTGCATCTGTAGTAATCTCAGTTCTTCCCTCTGGGTCTTCAATATGATAAAACTCTGTTGGGATAGTCTCGGACTTGGCATTATGAATATAGTGACTGCCATCAGGATTTGTTGCAGATAGAACCTTACCTTCTGCATCTTGCTCAACTGCAAGATATTCCTCGTTATCCTGCAAAGAGAAAACTTCAAGAAGTTCTTTGAGGTTGGTATCTATTGTATCTATCTTCTCCTGCAATGATGCAAGGTCTGATTGAAGCCGAGAGACAACTTGCTTCAAGGCATTGACTGCATGGATTTCACCAATGATTTGTCCGTCTCTTCTGATACCAAGAACTACCTTATCCTCTGCATCAAGCCAAGCAGCAAAATATTCCTCGTTCTGAATGACGTGATACATTTCGTTGAGAGGATAATAAGGCTTGCCAGTTGCTCTGTAGAAACCAAAGAGTACCTTGTCTTCTGAATCTACTATTGCTTTAAGAAACTCCTCGTTCTCAATTACTCTAAAGCACTCCTTTACTTCATCTTCAATTAGAGACTTGCCTTCTTCCTTGTCTACCTTTGTGTCTTGGAGATTCTTGATTTCGTTGTCTTTGAGTGACTGAATTTTGTTATTTAGAGATTCTGTCAACTCTGTGCGAAGCTGGGTGATAGATTCCTGAATGGCGGTATCGGTAGCAATCAGTTCCTCTATTTTCTTCTGGATAGGACGAGGAATACCGACTGCCCAGTCTATACTACCATCTGCACGGATTCCCCAAAGGAACTTGTTTTCTGCATCTGTGTAGGCGCGCAACCACTCCTCATTGGTTTCGTAGTGACCGAGATTATTAACAAGTTCATCAATGGCATTCTGAATGTTTTGAGCATCAAGACCGCTCTGTGTATTGTCGTAGGTTACTGCCGAACCTACAGATGCACCACCGCTGACAGCTATGCCATCTACGGTGTCCTTGATTTGCTTGGTCTTGGTTTGCAGATCCGAAATATCATCATCGTTAGAAGAGATTTGCCGCTGATGATCTACAAGCGTACTATCTACATTCTGTATCGTCTCTATGAGATTTTCAGGAAGACCTGCTGCCGCCTTGAAGATTTGAAGCAGTTCCTTGTCGAACTTATCCTGTGTAACGGATTCTGGTGCTAACTTTGAATTAGTAACAGAACCTTCGGCAAGTTTCTCTGTAGTGACAGACTTGTCGTTGAAGTCGGCTGTCTTAATCAGCGGCACCTTCGTTCCAAGCTTTTCATCTTGTTTAAATGTAGGCATATTTTATTTCTTTTGGTTCTGTAGAAGTGAATATTTGAATTTGGACGGTATCGGGAAGGACCGAAATACGGAACTCGAAGGACTGGGTGTCCTTGTGGCGACGTATCGGGATGCGAGGGAAATTTCCCTTATCATCTGACTGACGGATAACCACCTTTCCTTTTTCTCTTAGCGTGATTCTTAGGAAAATATCACGGCGAAGAGTAAGGATTGGAGTTACCCACGCAAGTTCATTGGCATCGTATGTGGCTGTTACATTCTCCATATCGTCTTTATTTTGAGGTTTGATTTACGCCTAGCTGTTGCAGGGCGATGGTGTACATCTGGCTAGCTTTGGTATCATCGTAGGCTGAGAGGAGCAGAAAGGCGATGTAGTAGATGAAGGCATTCTTCAGTTTGTCCGGAATGGAAACATCTGTTGTGGAAGCGTCTGTGCTCACAGACTTAGGTACGCCCACATAGGTAATGACCGCCGTTGAAGTCTTGGGCTGCATGAGGATCTTGATTGGATTCTCTCGCATGATGGCAGCCTGTGGGCGATCAATGTTACCCTTGGCGGTATCGTCGTACATCATAAGAGCTTCATCATCTGTGTCCTCTACTGGGGTGACTGCCTTATACCAAGAAGCGCCACGAATGCGGTTGATGGTAATAATCTCCATATTGGAAGGCATGGTGATAACACCGATGTTGTGATTAGAATCAAAATCGGACACCTGAATTGTGTCGGAAGTCGATCCTATGCTCTTGGAATCGGACAGGACAGGCGAAGATGCAGCAGTAATAGCTATCCAATGCAGCGCATCGTTTATCTTCGATTTGATAATGTTGTCCATATACAAATCATCCTTCTCATCGGTGATTTCCGATGTGTTGTTGGATTCCTCGTCTATGCACCAACGTACTGCCTTTATGATTTCCTCTATACTCATTTACACCTTATTATATATTATGGCTTGTGATTTGGGAAAACAAAGTTGTGTTTTGTTGCCCATTCCAAAGCACTTGTCAAAGTCTTGAACTGTCGGGAACCCTCACGCTTGTCTTCCTCGTTGACAAAAGCAATCAAGTCTTCATCAGAAACGACAGAAGCGACCTCAATAGGTCCCTTTTTATTTTCTTCGGAAGATTTCTCTTCCAGTTCTGCAGCCTTCTTCAATTTATCCTCAAGAGTTTCCTCTGAACGGATGAGTTTAACGAGACCCTGTTTGAAGAGATCGCTGCTTTCAAGCAAATTCTGAGCGTACTCATTCTTCAAGATAATTTCCGGCTTCTGCTTGGTAATCACATTACCACGCTCGAAGTTGTAGCGAACTGTTACGCCATTCTTGCCTTGAAGAATATGACTTACAGAGTTTCTATTTGCATTATATCTATATACCTTAATCATATTTGCTAATTATTTATTTAGAACAACAGGTGACCGGCACGAAGCCAGTCACTTGTTATTCGGTGTATTACACTAGGCTGCAATAAGCTGACCTGAGAAGAGTTCCCATTTGCCGCCCTTGTAGATGTAAACATTCTCCTTCTCGTACTTGGTTGTACCACTACCACCAGCATTTGTAGCCTCGTAATCGGCTGTCAAAGCGACAATCATACCCTCACGAGGAGTCTCAGGCAACTTGCTCATGGAGATAATGTTGTTGATAACACCCGATGCACCAAGTGTAGAAATCTTATTCTCTGGACCAACAAGAATGCTGTTGTAGCCACGAAGAGCAACGCAATCAGCCTCCCAGTGCATGTAACGCTTAGCCAGACGTGGATCGTAAGCATCCTTTGACAAATCGTTGGTGCGCTCCTTGCTCTTCTCCTTGACGTAGTGGCGAGCACCCTTGAAGTCAGCACCAATCATGCAGTCTTCCAAATCCATGTAGTCGAGCGTGCTATCCCAAGCGAAGTTGAGAGTACCATAGCTACACTTGAACTGGTTGAAGGTGATGTCGAACTCCTTAACTGTAGAGAACATGACATCGCGACCCTTAGGAAGCTCAATCTTCATCAGGCGCTCAACGGCGTTCTTACCACAGAAGAGATACATGGTATCAGACTCGGCGAAGTCGGTGAACATCAGCTTAGCGATAGCGATAAGGTCAGCGAAGGTATAGGTGTCGCCGATGCCATAAGAGTTGGTAAGCTGGTTGATGATACCCTCAGCAGAGTAAGCGTACTCCTGAGCACCGTCCTTTGTCTCCATGATAAACTTCAACTTAGTACCATAGAGGTAACTGCGCTCCTGACGAAGCAAGAACTTGGTGAGAGCATCTTCCTTCATGTCGGCAACGGTATGAGGCGCCTTCTTCTTGATCTTCTCAAACTCCTCGGTGAAGATGATGGAGAATGCACGCTTCTGCAAGTAAACCTCCTCTGAGCGAGGCTGATAGTTCTCTGGTGGAACATTCATCTGGCTCTCGGAGAGGATGGTGGAAGCACAGAGAATGCGGCTATTAGCTGGGATAGCTGGGCAGCCCATAGAGTCGAGGGTTTCACCAATAGTGCCTTCGGTCTCAGCCGGACCATTAAGAGCCTGCAAAGTAACCTCGTCCTTTGTCTTCTCAACAACCAAGAGATTCAAGCGACCGCTAACCTTGGTCTTAGAACCACGCTCGTAACCGGCAACAGAAGGAACGATAACGGTACTACCCTTGTAGAGAGGCAATAATGAACCAGAGAAGTTAGCCTTGGTAAGCTTGATAGTGCCACCAGCTTCAACCTTTTCGATAGCAGTAGTAACAACACCATCGAGGGTATCACCACCGACACGGGCATGCTTCTTCTCGTAGCCATTACAAGGCACACTCTTGGTAATCTTACGGATAATCTGGAGCAAAGGAGTGCGGAAAGGACGATATTTCTCCACCTCACTATCCCAATCCTCTTCGGCAAGACCACCCTTGCGAATCTGGGTTGCAGAAGCCTGCGTACCGGTCAAGTCCTGACCTTCTACCTTACCGCCTGGAGCCAATCGGTCTGACTTATCAGGATCAACAGGCTCAGTTGCCGCATCAGCCTTGGTTGAAGGTTCGTGACCCTCATCGCCAATCTGAGTAGTTGGCTCTGCGGTATCAGCCATAGCGAGAACGCCGCCGCCAGTAACCACGGCAAGAAGCATCAGAATCATCTTGAAGATGAACTGACCGCTCATAAAGTTTTTGAAACAATCTTTCTTCATTTTGTACATATATTTATGGATTAATATTAATAAGTGAGACCTTCGAAGAATCCGCTCTTCGGCTCATTCTTCTTTTTAGCTGGTTTGTTACCAGCACCCGAACTAGAAAGAGAAGGAGGAATGCCTTCTGTGCTAGAAGAGCGAACCTTATTCTGAATCTTCTCGTTTCGGGCTTGCATAGCCGCCTCGTCACGCGCCGAAGTGATGTCGGAATCGTAATTGTTGGCATTGTGGAGCATCTTCCAAATATCATCTGAAATATCGCCACTCTCTACCTTGTCGTGAATCTCGTAAATCTGGGACCACATATCCTGTGCATCATCGGGATAGAGCTTCATCAGGCGTTCAAGCGACTTGCGCATGTTGGCAGTAACCTTCTCGGTAGCCTCGTTCTGTTCAGCCACGTCCTCGTTGTGCTTTGCGAGAATCTCAGCGAGTTTCTTGCCGCCTTCAGGATCATCAAGCAACGTCTTCACGTCAATACCCAAACGAGCCATCGCATCAAACGGATTGTCGTCCGGATTTTTCTCCATATCCATCGCCAGAGCAGCGAGCCACTTGTGCTTATCGAATACTTTAGACAATGCCTTACCGCTCTGTTCGTACTGTCCGAGCAGATCAGCATCATCATTCATTGCCGCATAACGAGCTTCCTTGTCTTCGAAGTCGATGTCAGAATGGCGATTAGAGAAGCGCTTGGAGAAAGCTGTACGATTAGGGCGCTCATCTACAGACGTTTCATCTGTAGCAGCCTCAGCAGGTGGAGCCTGTTGAGCACCACCTTCCTCATTCATCTGTGCTAATTCTTCTTTTGTCATATCTCTATAATACTGTTTGAAACTTTTCGGCAAAAATGCAAATAATTTGAAGAAGTTTTGCCGTGCTCCAACCTTGCGCTTGGTGGTTGGTTGGAACACGGCAAAGAAAGCCATGTTTTTGCCTATTTTTGCGCCTATAATTAATAATGTATAAGAAAATGGTAAAGGCAAGAATACTGACACTTAGCAAAGTGATGCCTCAACATAACAAGTATGACTCGGTTAAGGCTCGCAAGCGAAGACAAGAACACGGCAAGGACGAGGAGTTACTCAGCCGATGCAGAAATGCTTGGAATAACCTGAGCGGTGTGCGAGAAACGAGGGCGAGAACGATGCGCTACTGTATGGGCGACCAATGGAGCGACACCATCAGAGTGTACCATCATGGCTACTGGGAGGAAATGACAGAGCGCACCTATATGGAGAAGCGCAACCAGACACCTATGAGCAACAACATCATGGTGAGCATTTTGGAGTCTATTGCCGGTCTTTATGCCAAGCAGGGTACGGAACCGGTCTGCTTTGCAAGAGATAGCGACTCCCGGCAACTGAGCGACATGATGAGTGCCACGATGCAATGCAACTGGCAGACAACGTACATGCAAGATGTGCTGAACCACGCGATTAAAGACTACCTGATGGGCGGTCAGATGTTTGTCAGGGAGAGTTGGGAGGCGAAAGAACTTGAAATGCCCGACTCATGGACGGATGCGATGGAACCCGACCACATGTTTTTTGAATGCGGCAGCGACCCACGACACAACGACGTGAGTCTTATCGGTGTACTGCATGACGTGAGCCGAGAAGACTTGTATCAGAAGTTTGCCAAACAGGAATATGGGCTTACAGAAGAAGATCTGAACGCCATCTTTGATATTTATCCTTCGGACGATAACAGCTACGGCTATGAATTTAACGAAGAAAAGGCGTTGGATAATCTCTCTTTCGACCATACCAACAAGGGAAGACATTACTCTAGAGTGATTGAGGTGTGGACCACGGAAACCAAGCCAAGACTGCAATGCTTTGACCCGATTGCTACCACAGGAACCGGTGCTTACTTCCGCATAGATTTGGATGATACTGCGATGATACAGAAGCTGCGTAACGACAATATGAAGCGCAAGCAGCAGTATGACGAAATGGGTATAGCGGAAGAAGACAGAGCGTACATTACCAGCGAGGAGATTGCAGATAAGTACTGGTATTATACCTACATGGCGCCAGACGGAACTATCCTCTGCCAGGGCGAAACACCATACGATTATAAGAGCCATCCTTTCACTATGAAGCTATATCCGTATATCAACGGAGAAATTCATCCGTTCCTTGCCAACATCATAGACCAGCAGCGATACATCAACCGACTGATTGTTATGAACGACATGGCTATCAGAAGCAGTTTCAAGGGATTCAAGATGATTCCTACGAATGTGCTTAACGGCAGAACACCGGAGCAGTTTATGGAAGAGGCGGTAGAGTATGACGGATGGATATTCTACAAGCCATCGGTGAAGACACCGAATGTGAAGCCAGAGATTATTACATCGAATGCCGTGAACATCGGTACGAATGAACTCTTGCAGATAGAGCTGAACCTGATTCGAGAGGTTACCAACGTGAGCGGAGCTTTGCAGGGTAAGACTCCATCGGCAGGAACTTCGGCGGCCAGATATGCACAGGAAAGCCAGAATGCAACCACGTCTCTGTATACTATCCTTGCTGACATGGACGTGTTTACGGAGAAACTGGCAACCAAGAAGTGCATGACTATACAGCAGTACTACGAAGACGGAAGAAGGGTTTACGACCGGAACTTCAATACGGTTTACAAGTACGACCGACTTTCGGCAAGAGATATTCACTTCAAGATCAGCATCAAGAATGCAGCAGCTACAGCAGCCTTCAACACGATGCAGAACGATACGCTTGACAAGCTTCTTGAAATTGGCGGCATCAACATCATCCAATATCTGCAGAACCTCAACGCACCATTTGCAGACAAGTTGCTTGCCAGCGTACAGGAGCAGCAGGCTCAGCTTGAACAGATGTATCAGCAGCAACAGGCAATGGCTCAGCAGCAAGGTGGCGGTCAAGTAGAGAACGGAATCGTGCAGGGTGCAGACCAGAATGCGGTAGCACAGGCACAGAGTGCATTAGGATATAACAGAGCAGCATAAGGTATGGAAGTACAGATAACGATAGAAATGGAGAAGGTGATGAGTGAAGTGAGCAAACACTTCGCTCTCATTGGAAAACGCCTGAAAGATAAGAACGGCGATACGATGTTTGCCAAGACCACCCTATCTTCGGAAGAGAAAGGTATCATGAAGCAGTATATCAACGCTGCGGCAGAAACATTTGTAGCAGAGCTGGCGCCACAAGTAACCTATTATAAGAACGGAGATACGATGGTGATTAAGTTTGATAACAGCAGATGGGCAGACGGAGAAGACGGTATTACCGTTCCATTTGAAGGCAACTTCATGGGGTATGTGATAGCCTATGTATCGAATGCGGTATTGGGAATGACCGAGGCAGAACTGGCACAGAAGTATGCTGCGGACATGGCGAACCATATAGCAGCAGCCATCAAGCTGATTTATCACAAGACTCCACCGGCAAGCAGCAACAAGAGTCTGGCAGACATGACAGGCGAAATAATCATTGACTAAAAAAGGAAAAGCTATGATCATAAAATTTCAAATCATCAAATCGGTAGTGATTGAAGCGGTAAAGGCAACAACCTACCTGAAAGCAAAGATAGATACTGCGGCAGACAACAATGCTGCAAAAGTAGGCTTTAACGAGGCTGCTGGCGACGACCAAGTACACGAAAGAGTGCTGACGCACGACTTCGATACTTCGCTGGAGATTGTGAAGACGATTCTTGCCGAGTATCTTGTGCCGAACGCACAGACCATAGGAGACAACATCATCTATTACGACAACAAGACGGATGATGTGGTAGAGTTTACCATCAACGCTTCACGAAGATGCAACGGAACGCTGACCGATACACTTGCCCGACTGGTGGCAAAGTATGTGGAAGACTACATGACCTTCCAATGGTGGACGAGAACCACGAATCTGAAACAGGCAGAGATTTACCAAGCATCACTCGCCATTGACGAGCAGAGCATCAGAAGATGTTTCGTTCTGAGCGGTCCGGCAGTTCCTACTGTTCCTTACACACAACATCTGACCGCCAAGGTGGACGGAAGCGAAGAGGACGGAGCTGTAGCCATACGTATTGACGATATGGAAGTTACCCTATCCTACTCTATTGATGAAGGAACCATTGATGATATTGAGGCAAGAAGCAGCGACCCTAGTATACTGGAAGTACACAGAAGTAAGGAGCCACATGCTTTCTGGCTGAAGCCTATCAATACAGGTGTAGCAATCATCACTCTGTTCTCCAGACACAGCGACAAACTGGAAGTAGAAGTAGAAGCAACCGTAGCAAAGGAGGTATAAGATGGAGTTTAACAAATTACACCCAACACATTTTATCCGAGAGAGAGGATGGAAGCCCGAGCCAAATCCTTTCTTGCCGAAGCCACGAAGAGCAGGGCACGGCTATTGGGATAAACACATCTTTATCTATGCCACCCAACTCTTGTATGACATAGATTCAAACACCAACATGGTAGGACGAGCAAGACGGAACATGAAGGACGCGCAAGGCGAATACATTCCGACAAGCGAGAACGATCAAGAGCGCCCACTCTTCTACCGATGGTTTGACAAGTATATAAATAAGGTGGAAGCGAATCTGTCTGCCTATGTAATGAAACCAGAAGGAAGGGTAAGAGATAATGCCCTGAAAGAATGGGATGAGAAGGAGATATGGCTGAAATTTCCCGACTACTGGGATGATACCAAATATGATGCACTCGTCAAGCTGATACACGACTATATCGTGACCGGTGCGCTATACGAATACTTTATGCGCACATTGACGAGCAAGGACCCTCTGACGATAGACCAGATGAACCAACTGGACGAACTGGAGATAGACATCATAGACTGCGCCAACTCTACCAAGCCGGGCAGCATGATTCATACTCTGAAACCCTTCGGATAATAAAAAAGCGAGCGTATGGAAGATTTTGAAATGGATGGATTTAAGTCTGTAAGGGAGATACAGAAGGAAAAGAAAGAGAAGGTAAAGAAGCTTCTCCCTGCACGAAAGAGTGCCCAAAAGGAATATATACGTGACTGGCTGGCAAGGAGTCAAGAGCAGTTTGAGGATTGTATGAACCAACTGGCAGAGTATGATCCTAAGACATACGTCACCATCTACAAAGACCTTACCAAGCACATGATACCAAAGCAGACAGAAGTAAGCGTTACCCACGGAATAGATGCAGACTTCAAGCAGCTTATGGCACTCGGTATGACAACCGTAGAGGATGAAGACGAAGCAGACGTACTGGATATAAGCAAAGCACCCGAGATACAGGATGCAGATTTTGAGGAACTAAACGATTTAACGGATGGCTCTAGTAACTGAACAGGAAATAGATAATCTCGTAGCGGAAAATCAGGAGCGATACGATGAGATTTATGGAACCTACGACCCTATGACGGGCGAAGGATGCTATAACTATGAGCATCGTGTGCTGATTGAACTATCCGATTTCTTCATTCCTAAGATGTGGGTTCCGAAGAAGACCGCCAAATCTGTTCTGTTCAGAGGTCTGAGAAAGATGGGCAGTCTGAAAGACTACATCAACTACGTGCTGCACCAGAAGGATGATGCCCAGCATTTCCAAATGCTTACCTTTGCCATCTGCAGAGTGAGGTTCATGGAAGATCCCGAGTTTGCCCTATATGTGACCGATAAGATTGAGGATAAGAAGACCGGTAAGATGATTCCTTTCAAGCTGAACTATCCTCAAAGAAAGCTACTGAAGATTATGGAAGACCTGCGGAATGCCCACAAACCGGTGTTCGTGGTTATTCTGAAGGCACGTCAGTGGGGCGGTTCTACCCTATCACAGCTTTACATCAAATGGATTCAGGACTACAGGCGCGATGGTTGGAATGCTATTGTGCTTGCCCAACAGAAGAATACCGCCAAGAAGATTAAGGCGATGTACCGAAAGGCTTTGGAGCGGCAGCCGGGGTGGACCGTGGGTCATCAGGGCGCAAAACTTCAGTTCTCGCCATACGAAAATTCTCCCGACGATTTCCAAGTAACGGATGGTGTGAAGGCTATCAGACGAAGTACGCTGACGGTAGCATCCTTCGAGAACTTCGATTCGGTACGTGGTAGTAACTTCCACTGTGCCCACTATTCGGAGGTAGCCTATTGGAAGAAGACACCAGAGCATGATCCTGAGGGTGTGATTTCTTCTATATCCGGTGGTATCGACCCATTGGAAGACAACGTGGAGATATTCGAGAGTACCGGTAGAGGTAACTCTGGTTTCTTCTACGACAAGTGCCAGTTGGCCATGGACCCAAAGAATAATGATGCTTATTCGTTCCTCTTTATTCCTTGTTTCTTCATCGAAAAGGATATGACTCCTGTAGAGAACAGAAGAGCATTTGCCAAGTGGCTTTTGCAGAACAGAGACCGAAGTACCTGTCCGAAGGGTTATCGTGAGACAGGAAAGTTCTTCTGGCGAATGTGGCAGAAGGGTGCTTGCTTTGAGGCCATAGAATGGTACAGAAATTACAGAAACAAGTTTACCACCCATGCGGCATGTGCTACCGAGGCTCCTATTGATGAGGAAGATGCGTTCAGAAACTCTGGTAGACTGGTATTCAATCCTTATTCTATAGACGACATGCAGGCTATGTATAAGCAAGACCCTAAGTTTACTGCCGACATCGTGGTGAACATCAGCGTGAAGGATGATAATACCATTCCGAACTCGAAGGTGAAACTGAGAGACGATGGCGAGGGAGACTTGAAGATTTGGGCTGTTCCAAACTGTCTGCAAGTGGAGAACAGATACTTGGTGAGCGTGGATATTGGCGGTAAGAGTACGACATCGGACTATACCGTTATGACCGTGATAGACCGATTCGGTATGATTCCTACCGTGAAGGGCAAGCCAAAGGTGGTAGCGAGATACAGAGGACATGTTAGACATGATAAGCTGGCATGGATGGCTGCTGCCCTAGCCCATTATTATGATGATGCGCTTCTGGTGATAGAGAGTAATACGGCCGACCGAGAGAAGAACAATAACACGGAGGGTGATCACTTTCTTACTATTCTGCAGGAGATTGCCGACTACTACGATAATCTGTATCAGAGAACGAGCAGTTCGGAGAATGTGGAAGACAACGTACTGGCGAAGTATGGTTTCCAAACCAACAAGCTGACGAAGCAACAGGTGATTGATAACTTGGAAGAGTTTATTGATGATAACCTGTATGAGGAGCCAGACAAGGAAATGTATCATGAGTTGCGCATCTATGAGCGACATGATGATGGCAGCTTGGGTAACATCGTTGGTAACGGAAACCATGATGATGTGGTAATGAGTACCGGTATCGGTCTCTTTGTAAGTCTTACGGACATGGAGAAGCCTAGCTGGAAGAAAGCGGAAAGAAGAAGCCGTGGTGGTGATGGTGTTCATACGGCGGCGAAAATTTAGGGGGAGTGTTGAATGTTAAATGTTGAATTATTATGGAAAGAAACTTAGAAAGACAAACTTTGAGCTTTAGCAAGGGCATGACGAATGTGCCTAGCGACTTGCTTTCAGATGATTCTGAACTGCTGGAGTGTGACGGATTTATTTTTAAGGATGGAGAAATGAAGGCGGTACAGAAACCCAAATATGTAACAAATGGCAGACCTATATTATATATTCACAAAGGCGCTGATTACAGAACATACGTCATGCTCAACGAAAAAAGCAAATACAATGAAGACGAAAAAGATGAAATTATCTTTGCTAAAAGTAAAGAGGATGGAACTATCGAGTCTGGGCCATGGCAATCATTCGAAATAGATGTTGAAATCTATGATGTAAATAGCGTAGGTAATACGGTTGTTGTTACTACAAGTGGCGGGTTGTACTATTTTGTATACAAGTCTAAGACCTACAAGTTTCTGAAAGATTTTCCTGAACTAACATATCAGTTTTCTTTCGAGAAACCGAGTTATGCAGGTTCGTTTCGACCAGACGAGTACGACAGAACTCTCATGAATGTAAGCAACTGCGTTGACAATACGGCAAACCAGACGATGTATTATGATGCGAACGGAGCATTTATAAAACAAGGAGGAACAGAACCTAGTGGCATGATCAAAACAGGTCAATTCCATTATTTTTGGATTAAGTCAGATGGAACTAATGGTGCAAAATATTACAATGAGTTCCAGGAAACCGTACAGGGTCATGTGATGCAGGCGATTAATTGGGTAAAAAGCAAGAATATGTTTGCGTTTCCTTTTTTTATTAGGTGTGCATTCAAGCTATATGATGGAAGTTATACGAAAATAACAGCTCCTATCATCTGCTATCCTACTGTAAACAGAAATTGCCGATTTAGTGGAGCAACATTTGAAAACAAATACTATAACGATTTAAATCAAATGACTGGTACAGAAAGCATTTTCTACTTTATTGAATATAGTGAGCTTAGATTTAAATTCGGTTCGATAAGCGAAGATTGGAAAGACATCATCAAGGAGATTGTCGTTTTTGCTACAGAACAGGTTATTCCGTTCGAAATCAGTAAAGGCTGGCGTTTTTTATCTCCTAACGACACCCATAGAAAGCCATTTGCCAACTATGGATTTTCATCATACAAAGAAGATGTATTTAATTATGACCTCCCTTCGAAAATTATTCCTCATAGCGAGATACAGCCTACTTACAAAACGGACCAAGATATAATAGAAGAACTGAAAGGTAAGACGCAATTCTATAAATTATTCTCTGTCGGAATCAATACGAAGGGGTTAGGAGAAGGAGGAGAATGGCTTTACTCTGTGAACGGAACACATTACGGGCAGCCGACATTCATTGCAGACGGAGTAGTAAGCAACCTGTCTACACAAAGCCAACTGAAAGTAGACGATTACTATAGCTGGGCAAAGCTTACCTCAAAAAAGATTTATACTTACAATAACCGCATACATCTTTATGATGTAGAGCGCTACCCTTTTGCCGGTTTCAAAAAGCTCGTCGGAAGAGAAGGTTTAGCAAGCGATAATAATTATATAATGTATACGCATATTGTATCAAATTTAGTTGATACCTGGACTATGAGAGTAATAGGCATAAGTGACTCTTTCTTGCGTGGCTGGTTTTATTATCCGGATCCTAATGCAAAAGAAATCATATTGTACGGCTCTGGCAAGTATCTGAACATACCTCTAACAGAACACCCTTTTCTGAACGGAGCTTATTCTTTTACCAACCTTCCTTCAAAAGACGGCGATGCAACTTTTGAAACTATAACAGAAGAAGAGCTTCTGGAAAAGATAAAAAACATGAATGTTCCTGAGGTTTTAAACTCACAGATATTTACTTCTGTCGTAAACAATCCATTTGTTTTCGAGGCATCAGGCGATAATACGATAGGTACAGGAAAGATAATAGGAATAGTTGCCAACACGGAAGCAGTGAGCCAGGGACAGTTCGGTCAATATCCTCTTTTAGTGTTTACTGATGAAGGAATATACGCAATGAGCGTAACATCAGAAGGTCTTTATGGAAGCGTTCATCCTATTTCAAGAGAAGTATGTAACAATCTGGATAGTATTACGCCAACAGACAGGCTTGTATACTTTACATCTGACAAAGGACTTATGGCTATATCTGGTGGTACCGCAAAATGCGTAAGCACGTCAATGAGCGGGAAGATTCCAAAGAACTTTAAGAAGCTACAGACAGAAAGTTTCTTGGATTTCTTGAAGAATTGCATTATAGCTTATGACTATAGAGATTCGCTGCTGAGAATATACAAAAAGAGTAAAGGTTGGTTTGAGAATGAATCGGGAGAACAGGACTTTGATGAGAATGAGAAGATATACTATATATATAATATGGTAGACGGAACATTCGGTATGTCTGTAGCAGATGCGCCTATTGACAAAATAGCAAACGACTATCCGGACAACGTTGTGCAGGATATTGCCATGTCTATCTACACGTTGACAGGAAAGCCAGACATCAACGAAGATACGGAAAGCTATAGCGGATCATTTACTACCAGACCTTTGAAACTGGGCGGCAGCATGACGTTGAAATCGCTGAGAGCGGTTAAGAATCTGTTTGATTCGGACGAAGGTACGATTGGGCTGGAGATATACGGAAGCAACGACTGCAAGCACTGGTGCAAGCTGCCAAGCGTCGGCGGCAAGCCTTGGAAATATTTTACTTTCAAGTACACGCTGCAGAACTTCAAGGCTGCTGATTCCTTTGCTGGAAGTATAGTAGAGGTACAAAGCAGACGAGAAGACAAAATGAGATAATTCTTTCATACGCGCTAATTTATGATAACATGAAAAAGGCGGCTGCTCATCACGAGTGGTCGCCTTTAAAATTATCTAAAATTACATTTTTTAAAACATGATTCTCTTTATATGTGTGTTATCTGTTTTTGATATTATTTATGCAATACGCTACGATGTAGCCTAATACGAAGCAGTAAAGATGGAGAAGTCCGTTCACATTACTCAGTATCATTGTGAACAGGATGAACGGCATCGCTTTCTTTAATGCCTCTTTCCATCGTCCTGTCTTACCCCACATCAAACCAAAGGATGCGAACAGGAAACCGGAAAGCCCCATTGTAGGCTGACTAACATACATGGGCAGCAGACTAGCGACAGAGGCAACAGCCAGAGAAGTGACTGGTTTCATATAGTTCTTTATCTGCCAAAGCACCAGCAGGTTTACGGCAAGATGAAAGCCGTTGGCGTGGAAGAAGCTATACAGGATATGATTCTGCCAAGGGCAACCGGGATAGAAACCGACGTGCCAAGTACACAGAACGATGCAGATGATGCTAAGCACCAGCTTTGTTCGAAAGTTTCTTCTTACGAAGGTCCATTTCTCTGTAATTTTTCCCATATTTCTTATAGTAAGCGAAAATGAATTTGAGATTACTTGGCTGGATAAAAAACTCGGGGGCAGGCTCAGAAACAAGGAACTGGCAGATAAACCATAAAGATTTGCCTACGAACTCCTTGCGCTGCGTCATTTCGTTCATCCTATTGAAGAGAGTATAGTATAACTTCTGCCGAATCGGCTTCATGCTATCCACCTTTGAGAAATCACCGACTGCCATTCTGCGGAGTATATCCCAAGCTCTTTTGGGAGAAACATAGTATCTGGGAGCAGGAGAATGGACCACCTTTTCCCAAGCCTCCTGTTGGGAATGGCAATTAGGAGCTATCTCCCGATACGCCTTCATCAGATCATCCCTCTGTCTGTCAATCAATTCGTAATTTGCTCTTGCCATATAAATGCTACATTAAGATGTTGCAAATATACATATTATTTAGAATATGACCAAATAAGCACATAAAGATTTAAATAAGTTTAATATTATGTTGGTTTTCATGGTGTTACGAAAGAAAAAGTTTAACTTTGCAACAAAATGAGATGCAAATCTCAGAAACAGTTAACAAAAGGTAAGATTAAGCCATAAAATCATAACAAAATGAGAACAAAACAGGAATCACCTCTCTCGAAAGAGGAGGAAGCCTTAGTAATGGAAGGCTTATTGAGTAGGAAGATTTGGAGGTTCTATGAACTTCTAGCAAAGTGGGCACCCATACCATTGATGTTAGGTCATTGGTACGGCGTATGGGACTATGGGCATTATCCCTAGACCTACCATAATAGATACCAACTATAGCGGCAACTGCATCATCTGGATTTACATACTGGCGTATATCTATATGCCTTTATCCATGATTCCGGTTAGTTTCTTTTTCAGATACTGCTGGATTTATCGCATTCCGTTCTTTTATTTCTTTGGTATCAACGCTATCAGATTGTATTATCAGCACTGGCTCATCACTCCCGAGCAGCTGGAGATGCACCATGTGTTTATCATATTCACTTTAATGCTTTACGCTTATGGATTTATCAAAATCGCTCTATCGAATAGCAGAATCTGCCTTCGGGATGCTAAGAAACGATGAGTGTGGGTTTACAGAGGAAGAAGAGAGGATTGTGCAGAGGAATCTTCTTTACTGGATGGAAAGAAAGCATCACTTTGACGAGCAACTGGGCAGAGCCTGCATCGCCAACATCTATTATTTTGATGATGATGTTCACAAAAAGTATGCTCCTTACTTCGGGTTTGATGAGTTGAAGGAGGACTATGAAAGGTTATCATGGAACATACCGGACTATAACTTCTGGGATTTTGCGGTAACGATGAATAAGATGTATGCTGACCATATAGACGTGGTGGGCAAATGGTCGAAGAACAAAGATACCACCAGAAAAAGGATTTCGGAACTTGCTATCAGTTTCCTCTGTGACGAATCGACAAACCACCCGACAGATAAAATCTGGTGGTACATGAACAGCTAAGTTGGAACACGGCAAAAGCTATTGAAAAGCCTTTTATCTTTGTAGCCATTAATCATAAATAATGATATATGGCAGAGATAGTACATACATTTTTACAAGAGCACCTGTACAGATCGGCATTGGTTATTGCCATCTGCATGGGTGCTCTTATCATTTCTATGGGCGTGGACCTGTTCTTCGGCATCAAGAAAGCGAAAGAGAACGGACTGGCTACGACAAGTACGGGATTCAAGAAGACTTGCGACAAGGCGAGGAAATACTTCTCTCCCTTCATGGTGACGGTCTGCATAGACCTGATAGCCTGTACGGTTCTCCCCTTCCCTGTTTTCTCTATGATATGGGCAGGATATTGCGTGTTCTGTGAATTTGTAAGCGTAAGGGAAAAGAGCTGGCAGAAGGCTGAGATACGGAAGCAGGAACGTTCTTTCAGCATACTCTTAGAAAATAAAGAAGACCTTGCTAAGGCTTTTGCTGAGATTATGAAGGAGCAGGGAAAGGAGGAGAAGAAATGAGACTGATTAAGAGAATTTTTGTTCATTGCACTGCCTCTTCTCAGAAATGGGGCGTGAAGGAGCTTTGGGATGAGTTTAAGCGAAAAGGTTGGAATAACCCAGGGTATCATTACGTGATTACTGCTGATGGTGGGATTCACCAGATGCTGCCGGTAGAAATGGTTAGCAACGGTGTGAAGGGATATAATGCTACGGCTATCAATGTGGCTTATGTTGGCGGCATCAACAAGAAGGGAAAGGCGGTAGACAACAGAACTGAGGAGCAGAAGAAATCGCTTATCACTCTGCTCACTCAGCTGAAGAAGAAATATCCGGATGCCGAAATCTTAGGACACAGAGATATTTCGCCCGACAGGAACCATAACGGCGTAGTGGATCATTGGGAGAGAATCAAGGAGTGTCCTTGCTTTGACGCTAAAGTTGAATACAAAGAGATATAGCTTATGAAATGGTATGACATAAGGTTTTGGAAATGGGCTTGCATCGGCTTGGTAATTGGAATTATCCTATTGGCATTTACTGGATGCAAGACGAAGGAGTATATCAAGGTTCCTTCTGTTAGAACTGAATACGTATGCAGAACTGATACTTTTGCTAAGTTGGATAGTATCTACATGAAGGATTCGGTATATGTTTTTCAGAAAGGAGATACGGTTTTCCATAACAAGGTGGTTTATCGGGACCGGTATCATAATATATATAAGGTGAAGACGGACACGATCATCAAGAGGGATTCTGTCGCCGTGCCTTATCCTATAGAGCGACAACTGACGAAGAACGAGCAAAGGCTGATGTCGCTGGGCAGATGCTATATTGCCTTTCTGTTCATACTGGCGGCTTGCGCGATTGGGTTCACTCTCTGGTACAGAAACAAAAAGTGCTAGCTTATGGAGAAGATTAGCGAAGAACTGCAGATGATTGATTCGATCCTGATAGAATTTCATGAGCGGATTCAGAGCGGAAGATGCTTAACTAGCGAGGCTCAATCCAAAATGATGTTGAAGTTCTTACACGAAATCGCCAACAAAGACGAGCCTATCAGCAAGGCTGAGGCATGCGGATACGTTCATGTTTCTAGGGCTACCTTTGACCGGCTTGTGAAAGAAGGCAGGCTGCCAAAGGGTAAAAAGCGGAAAGGATGGACCGAGCTGGTTTGGTACGAAAAGGATTTAGATGAATATATAGATAGATTGGTATAGATTTTACTTTTTTTTCATGTTTATTAGTTGTGTTAATTAGGTAGTAGATTGTTTCATTACAAAAAGAAATCCCCACTCGGCTGTGATAGCTGGGTGGGGATTGTGGGTTATTTATTGATTTTATCAATAGTCCAGTCAACGACTACAAACGTTCCGAAAGCAACTAGCCATGATGGCAAGCTATGATTATTAATTCCGAACAGATGTAGTGTCGTATAATTGAGAAGCACGCTATAATAGAGCTTTACTAAGAAAGAAATTAATCTGTTGTACATAGCTAATCTTTATTTAATAAACGCCATCCATATTGTTTGGTTCTTGATAGTGGTACGATGCCCGAATATAGGTTTGTAATCGGTGATTGCCTTTAGCACATCACTAACCTTTATCTGTTGCTCGTTCCACTTGAAAATGAGCGTTCCGTTAGTTTTCAGCACCCTCATGCCCTCATTGATAGAATCGTTGATGAATGCTTGCCAATTTTCTGGCAGCTTACCATATTTCTTGCATAACCATGAGTTCTGTCCTACATTTAACAAATGAGGAGGGTCGAACACAACCATATTGAATGTTTCATCTTCGAATGGCAAATTAGTGCAATCGGCTATCATATCGGGTTGTATGTCTAATTTGCGTCCATCACATAATGTGTCGTGATATTCTCTTATGTCGGTAAAAAGTACCTGTGGGTCTTGCTTATCGAAATAAAACATACGAGATCCGCAACACATATCTAATATTCTTTGTTTCATACGCTATAATCATTTAATTCCCTTACATTGTTTAATAACCGTCTCATTGAAAGACAAATTATAAGCATGAGTATCTGTTACACCTTCAGACTCTTTATATTTGTCAAGAATAGAATCCCTTATTTCGTCAATATAAGGCTTATCTAAAAGTTTGAACATGATGACATTAGTCCAATCGTCAATTCTCCTATTTGGATTATCAATATCATCTTTATACCAACCAGATTTTCGCCCACTATATTTATGTGGAACAAGATATTCTGCTACCATTGGTATTGCGATAAATCCATCATTCTCCATAGTAAGAACCAATACCCAATCAAGCTCAATTCCAAGTTTTTCCATCTTGAAATACTCTTTAATTGGCAACCATCCCTCTAACTTCATTCGCTCAATAAATAAGTTAGCTACTCCTGCTCCTATAATTTCTTCGTGCATACTTTCCATTTTTATTTAATTTTACGTGCGATACTATAAGTATTCTCTATATGTCCATTATTACAACAATGTGGATAAAAATACTTATCTGCCCCATACTCAAGTGCTTCTATAATACCATCGTCACTATCTTTGCACTTAGAATCAATGGTAACTCTAATACTTACTTCAAATTCTCTTGCCATAACTATTCCTCTTTAATTTCTACATCATCATCACCAAGGACATCATTTATTTTCTTTTCGACGAACTTATCAGATGCTAGTTCCTTAATAAGTTCATCTATATCAGGAAACTTTGCATCAACTCCGTCTTCCTGATTTTTGGAGGAAACATAGTCCTTTAGTGCTTTCGTCCAAGAACTATTTGCCAAGTCTGCCAATGAATCCTTTTGGATTTCATAGGCTTTCTTCAACTCTCCGTTATCACGGAAATATCTGAGCACTTCCGTCAATGCAGCAACAAAGTTCTTGTCAGACATCGGGTTGCTCTTTGCCTCTTCCAGTTTTAGCATCAGGAAGAGTAATGATGAATGTAATTTTGTTTTGTCCATAATTAACCCTTTCTTCTACGATTCTTGATATGTAATGCTAAAGCGCAAAACGACAACAATAGCACTAATAATTGTCCTGCTTCCATATTACTTACTTTTAAGTTTTTCAATTCTTTTATCACAATTCTTTATCATTCGTTTGAAGAAATCTTTTCTCTTCTCCAAGACGAAGATTTGGTCGTACTTACCAACATAATAATCTCCAGACAAGAGGTTATTAATGTGTATTCGTACAACTTCTTGCGACCAGCTATCTATAAGAAGTAAATAGGTGTCACGATTAGGGTGTACCATAAGGTACTAGTAGTAGTGAAAATCATCATTGTTAACAAATGTTACTCCATACCCTTTTGTTAGCTGACTTATATCTTTTAATACTTCCATATCTATTTCTCCTTCCCGTATAAAAGTTCAACACTCTTTCTTAGCACTGCCTCTATATGGTCTCTTTCGAGGTCTCTAGGCTGTCTAAGAAGCCATTCTATATCTCCGTCTATCAATTCTTGATAGGCTTCCTTACATATTTGCATGCTCATATTTATCTCTTCCAATATTTACCAATTAAATAACCGATAACTCCACCCATAAAAGCTATATATAGAACAGCTAGGGTAAGTATAACATAAAATCCAAACATAAGCTATTCTTCTTTAAGTTCTACTGGTTCATCATTCCAAGTAAGCTCTCTTCCGATAAGCTTCTTGATTGAGCCTTGTGGAAGAGGAATTATCTGGGTTTTATCATTGCCCCATAACCTACGGAATAATTTCTTCGGTCTATCTGAAAGAATAACTTCCACACCATGATAATTAACTGCTAACCATGCCATATTTATTCCTCCAATTTTGGGCTCCAATATTTTGTTCCACAGTAATCTTCCCCACATAGCTCTCTACTGTTCTTATACTGACAATTAGAACAACTTCGCTCGCTCGGATTCCACAGCATAAAAGAAATTGCATTACGAAAACCTTGGTCATATATCTCTTGTTCAAATGCGTCAAAATCTTCCGTATAAGCTCCTTCTTCTTTTGCTTGTTGAATTATTTCATCTATTTTTTCATTAATTTCCATAACTATTCCTCCGTTTTTATATAAGGACAAACAACTACCTTTCGATAGTGCTTACATTCATCCTTGTAATCGCAAAAATCACAAAAACAATACGCCATACTATTCCTCCACTTTTACGCCAAATGGAGTACCATCAGCAAAGACATAATCTTCAAATACTTTCTTATAGCTAAAAGGAGTTTCATCTAATCCAATTACTACTCGACTTGCAATACATTTAAGCATGTAATACTTACTTTCTGTACCTTTCATCTTCACCCACCCAAACGGCTGATGCTTCATCATTTCTTGCCAGCACTCTTCTGCGTTGTCATAAAAAGGGCGGTACTTTGGCTCTGGCTTAATTCGGAACTTGAAATTTTTAATCATTCCAATAGGAAAATCTGTAACTTCTCTCCATGCTTTACTTACATCAGTAATACTAGAAGATTCGATAATCCTTCCTTCGCCAAACGCCTTAATAAATGGCGATAACTCTGCTGCTTCTTTACGATTCATAATCAATCCTCCAATTTTATATTATGTTCATCTGCGAAATAATCTTCTGCCTCTTCGCAAAACTGACCTTCGCAAAGTGATTCTGGGTATGCTCTGCTAGTATAAAACTCACGGTAGCATAACTCACAGATGTCATTTCCATAATTATTTCTTAACTCTTCTCTAGTCATTACTTACCCTCCTTTGCTTTCTTTTAATTTGATAATTAAAGTATCAGCGCAACCAATAGCAAGTTTTGCAGCGAAAGGTGCATTAAACTTTTCTCCTACATTAAGCAGAGAAGAAAATAATTCTTTTGCAATCTCATATCTGCGTTGTTCCCAATCTATTGTTTTCATATTCTCTTATTAACTAAAGTTATAAACAAACACGAATGGGTTACTTGCCCATGTGCCTTTTCCTGAAAGTTTGTCGATGAGTTGAGCAAATGGCTCTCTTGGAGTACTATAGGTTGCAGATTTTTCTGTTATACTATAGAAATGCGCCTTGTTTATTTTGCTCTCGAAATCTACGATACCTTCTGCAAGGCAGTCTTCTTCGCTGATGTCTTGCAATCGCTCTATTCTCACATCCTTGATATGAATATGATAAGGCATAAGGTCAGCCTTAACAAACATCTTGTTGTTGCAACCTTTCTCGTATCTAATACACTCTAATGGCATTCCATGAATACCACAAAGACGATAGAATTCATCATTGTTTACAAGGTCTATGTATCTTTGCGCAATAGCTACCTTATCACCAACCTTGTATGGTGAATGTTCCAAGGCGTAACCAAGCATTTCTTTCAGTTCTTCACCCTCTGCTTTATAAAGTCGGTCTTTACAAGATTCCTTCCAATCAGCAATAGATTCTTTTGTCCATCCTTCGTACGTGTTCAAACGCTCGAAAAGCATTGTAGGATTCAGAATACGCCTTGTCTGAGTCTTTCTTCCCTCAAATACCGCCTTTGTCAGACCATACTTGTCATTAAACATGATTTTCTTCATATTCTCTTATTTTTACCCTCTCCCTATTGCAGGAGAGGGTGGTTGATTACTTAGATGGCTCAGTATATGATACTGGCTCCCATACATCGTAAGCTGTCAGCAAAGCTGGAGCGATAACAGATGGGGCGAAGATGATAGATGCTACAACATCTGGAGCATTCAACTCGTAGTTAACACCTTCTACTTTGTTTTCCTTACTAGCCCAGCCATAAGGCTTTGCTGTAATCGTAGAGCCATCTTTCTTTTTAAAAGTCTTCTCGCTAGAACAAGAAGCGAACAAACTTGCAACAACTAAGGCTGCCAAAATAATCTTTTTCATATTACTATTTATTTATATCCTTTGCAGGATGATTAGTTACTCTGTTACTTCAATGTACTTAACGGGATTGTTTGGGTCTGCACAACACGCATGTTGAATACACTCAAACTTACCATCAAATACGCATCCTACACATTCTAACGTAGGGTCTGGAACTTCCTTAATCATATTCTATTTATTTATATCCCATAAGGGATGGTTAATTACTCTGTTACTTCCTCGTAAGTCTTAGCGAAAATATCAGGCTTACAAGGATAGAACTCTCCGTTTACACCTTTGATGATATAGTCACCAATAGATGCTTCCATATCTCCCTCTAAGGTATGAATTACAAGGGTAGTTTCTTTGTTTTCAACGATTCCACCCATAAAATTGTCAATCTCAGACAAATTCTTACCATTCCACTGAATAGCTTCAATGGTAACTGGTTTCTTTCTGTACTTTTTAATCATATTACTTATATTTATGTCCTATAAGGACGGTTAGTTACTAAAGCTCGTCAAACTCTTTCTGAAATCTCTGTTTTGTTTCATTCAGGATCTGCTTGAGTTTGGTTTTAAACTCTTCATCACACTCTGAAAGCTCCCAAATAGCATCAGCAAGACTACTACGCATTGATTTTGGAGACATATTTAAGAGTTCATTTACTTTAGGAATTAAACTCTTGGCTAAGATATTTGCTCTTTCTAATTTGTCTATATTCATATTCTATCTATTTATGCCCGAAGGCGGTTAAACAAACCAATACTCATCGCAAGGCTCTCCAACATATTCTCTTGCTTCATCTATAGTATTAAACACCTTTCGTGCCACATAGATGAATGGAATACAGCCGAATAGCATATTGTCTTGAACTATGTATCGCTCTGGATGCAACTTTATAATAATTCTCTTTGCCATACCTACACCTCCATTTCTGAGTTAAGTCCTAGACCGAAGAGAAGATGATGGAGTTCATGGATATAATGTATCTCCATTATAAAGATTCTGTTAATAGCAACGTATATATTTTCGCTAAACTCTATTGTTAAGCGAATATCGTTAACGTTCTTCTCAAAGAATTTCTCATATAAATTCTTCCACCCATTCTTCTCTAGAATCTCAGTAGTAAGAGGAACGCTAGATAATCTTACTGGGCTTACTGGATGCCTTACATAAGATAATTCATAACGATTTGATGCAGATATATCTATAATTGTATGTATTCTGTTTTTATACATAACAATATCACCAATAATATATTTCTGTGCCATATGCTTTACTTTTTATTTACTATCTAGTTCTGACATAAAAGTTACTATAAAACCACAAATAGTAAAGAATGCAAATATGCCAATAGCATCTTCCTTAAACAGAAAGTAGCTGTACACTTCTAACACTCCTATCAATAAATAAGTAATACTTACAAGAAGTAGCTTAAATACTTTCATATTATTATTCATTTAAAACGCAATTCTATAATCCTTTCCTTTCAGAGAAGGTTTCTTACTGAGAATGAACTTCTCTAATTCTTCAAAATCTATCGGGAAGAGCGCATAATATTTATACTTTAACGTGCAGATGAATCTTCCGTCGAGCATTATATCAAATACAAATGTTTTCATTGGTTGCCTCCTTCCTATGCGAATAAATCATCAATATAGAGCCACCCGTCTATAGGCATTTTCTCAACAAATCCTTTCCAAGACTTGAATTCTTTGACTTGGGCTAATGAATAATAGTTACCTACACTATAGCAGCAATATCCATTCATCATATCCTTCTGGCTCTTTATTTGTTTGATGCCACAAGTCCTTCAAGAACTCATTGATAGCCCACTTAGCGCAATCCACAAAACCTTCTTTATAGCAAGCTTGCCAATATTCTGAAACAAAAGCTCCCATCGCATGTTGTCTTGCAGCTTCTTCTATTTTCTTATCGTCTATCATAATCTGCCCTTTCTTTTTCTAAGTTCTAACATTCTCCTAGCTCTACGGCTTTCCTTGCCACTAGGAGGATTACCAGCGAGCCGCAAATGTGGAATGCTCTCATAATCATAGTCATTTTCACCTTTAATAATGATTGTCATAACTAATTCTCCTATTTTTGTTTATCGGTAATCAACTTGCGTTGTTTAGATATAATCTCACCTGCGTTCTTATCATGCACTCCTTCGTAAAGTCCAAGGTTCATCATAATGATGTTTAGTGCAGGATCATTAATCTCAATAGCCCTTTCTGTGAGTATTCCAAGCACGCGTGCCAAAATCGTAAAAGTCACAGGATAAGGAGTGCTTTTAGAACACTCAGCTATCTCTTTCAATAGCCTTGGCATATCAACCTTCCATACCATATCGTTCATGACATAGTCCCGAACAGTCTTACTTTTAATTTTCTTCATACTTACTCCTCCTCTTTAGCTTCATACTCCAGTTGTAACTTCTTGACCTCGTTCACGAACTTGCTGACATCAATATCACAATCAATTACCTCTTGATGGTTTTTGATGGCATCATCTATCAGATGGGTGCATTCTTCGGTAAAACCACAGATACGATCACCTTCGATGGTGTAGAGATACTTGTGCGTGTTATAGTAAGCACACTGACAGAGAGATAAGCCCTCAGAGTTGAGGCAGTCCCGTACATCGGGATTGTTAATGCGAAGGACCACCATCTTACCTTTACTAGAATAGTACTTGCGGTATTTGATGCGGTCTGCAACGATGATTGCTATAGCTACCAACCACAGGATAGATAGCACAATGATAACATCTGTTTGAATTGTATTCATAACTTTCATTTTTTATTGTTTGTTTATCTTAAGTCGGTCATTCTTCCAGGATTTTGAATGTTCAGTTCCTTGTTGACATCATGTAGGCTGACGGACGGCAATGTATGCGTATCGGGGTCTAAACCCTTCGACTTGCAGTAGTTTCGCCATGCCTCTATGCCATGAGGCTTCTTTGCATTCTCTATCGCTTTCAGACGCTCTTCTTCTTTTCTGCGCTCGTCCTCTACCCTTCCACGATCCTTCAGCAGGTCTGCCTCGTAAGCTATCAATCCTCTCATAATATCTTGAGGATTGATGGTTTTACCGTTGTTGATGAGCTTGTTGTATTCGCCATTGGTGAAGGCTACGAAGAAGTAATCAAGTTCGGCAGGAGTTATGTAGAAATACTTTGTACAGATGCGCTGAGCAAGCAACTGAATCTGATAATCTGTTGCATTATCGTAGGCGCCCAGATAATAGAGAAGGTCAATCAGTCGTCCTGTTACCCATCCTACGAGGTCTCTGAGTCCACCACGTTTCTGAATATCCAATATGGTTTCCTTATTCTTCGTTATAGCCTCAGTTAAGGTTGCAGGACGCTGATAGTTTGCCTTATCCTTGATGATAGGCACTCGCGATGAGTCGGGCAGCGCGCTCTGAACGTTGGATATTCCGTTGTTGTTCATAATTTACAGGTGTTTCTATTTCGTCTTCCCATCTTTCACCATTCAGATAAGTGAGTGGATGCATGCGGAAGGGTATATTAGCATGAGGTACGATCGGGTCGGTCGGCTTGCGGGTCGATGCCACGTAAGCAGGAACGGCTGCCATGCAAGCTAATTTATCGGCTAGCTTTAGCCTGTTCCACTTTTCTTCGGCCTTTTTCCTACCTTTCTTATAAGAATAAGCTTCCCAAAACTCTTCAAATGTTGGAGCTGGCTCAGTTTGGATGATAGCAGAAGATTCTTCAACCTCCAAGTCTACCGTCTCCACTTCGGCATGATTGTCAAACAACTCAGAAGGCTTGTAATACTTACCCGTAAGCGCCCATCTTGCACCGGCTACAAAAGCATCTTGAAGAGGTTCGCTTTCCGAATATTTGTTAGCCTCCGAATGGATTTCCTTTAACGTTTTCATAAGCTATATGATTTTGATGATTTATACCCAACCGGCACCCGAGTTTTCGAGTTCTCGCTTGCAATACTGCAAACCAACTTGATCGTCGGGTTCCGGAATCATGATGCTGCGGACATTTGCATAATCTATCACGTTTCGGATAACGCTGCTAGCCTCTGCTGTATTGAGGGAAGTGAGAGGCTTGTATTTGCGGTTGCCCGTCTTGTCTACCTCATCGGTATAGAAGATGTAGCTGCAAACGTTGCGCTGAATATCACGAAGCGTTTCGTAGAAGGTCTGCCCTAACTTTAGGGCGAGATAGCTAATCATGAAGTGAAGATAACTGGACTGCTTGTCGGTCTGAATGGGGTGGAACTTCTTCAGTTCGATATTATACCCACATTCTTTGGCTTTTTGGACTTCCTTCACGATTCTCAGATAGTCGCGAGGATCATTAGGATTGTATACACTCATATTATTATAATTACATTAGATTGATTACTAAACCCTTGCAAGCATAGTCGGTTGGTACACCGAGGACCTGCTGGAATTTGTTTACGGCAACATCGGGGTTAAGATGGCGTGCTGAACCATGAATGAGGACGATGCGCTTTGCGGTATTGGCTGCCTTGCATTCGTTGAGATACTCGATAGAGTGAGCCAGACTCATGTGGGAAAGACGGATGCGGTCAGCTTGGCTGACTATCGTCTTGCCTTCGTTTACGGCTTTCTCTAGGAGAGAATCATCATAGTTGCATTCTGCCAAGAAGTAGCGGCACCCTTGAACTACATTTTCCATATTGTAGCAATCGGTAAAGAACATCATGGTTCCCATTTCCGGATGATGAATGAGGAAAGAGAAACAAGGCACATCGTGTTCTACCTTCATCGGGGTGATACTGAAAGCACCTAGATGATAGGTCTGTTCTTTAATCATGCCTTTAACTCCCTTGCATTTCTCGGATAGCTCTTCGGTAGAGTAAGCATCAATTCCTGCTTTCAGAAAGTCTTTGGCATTTTTTGCATGATCGCCGTGGGAGTGACTGATAATCACTCCCACGCATTTTGATGTTTTGAGGTTTGCAACTTTCTTTACTTCCTGCAACGGGCGACCTGCCTCTATACAGAGCTGCTGACCATTACTAGACTCCAGTACGTAGCTATTGCCAAGACTTCCTGTATTAACCGTTATTAATTTCATCTTTATATCTCCAAATAGTTTTATCTTTTGTTTTATGCCTACCATGAATATAGCACCAAATAGCAGCTTGTGATAGCCCAACCTTTCTAGCAGCTTCTCCTGTAGAAACGTAAACACCCAAAACATTACCATGTACATCAAGGTGCTCTACTGTTTTCTTGGTTTTAATAGAAGCAATTCTTTTGTTATACACCTCATTGCTAGACATTATTTTGCAGAACTTTTTCCTGAAATTCTCGTCCTTATATCTATTTCTTGCAATTTCGGCTAATTTATCCCTCAACTCAGGACGATCTTCTAACAGTTTTATCCGAATTTCACTCTGGCGCTGCCTAGAAATTTCATTCATGCTATTTCCGTGCGGAGTAACCCATCGTAGGTTTTCTATTCTGTTATCATCACGGATGGTATTTATGTGGTCTATAAATGGTTTGCTTTGTGGATTTGGTATGAATGCTTGCGCAACCAACCTATGCACTTTTATTAGAGTGCCCTTTGAACCTTGTTTATTATGCAACCTAACCATCAAATACCCATCTTTCCGAGTTAGAGTTTTAATATTCTCTCTATTATGCCTAACTCTTCCATCCTTGTAATAAACAACATGGGATAGTACCTTCACTCTTCCCATGTTGCTTACCGCATAGTGTGGATAATCTTTAATAATTCTCCACTCCTCTTCCATTAACTCAAACTAAACTTTTGAGCCTGTTGCTGCTCATCATGTACTTCTTCGGCATTCACGACTTCACCGGTATCAGCATTGACAGTAATAACGTTCTTTGCCTCGGCGAACTCCTCATCACGCTGAACGATGGCAGAAGGAGCCTCATCAAGGTTTGTGATGTCATTTGATTCGATAGAGAGTTCTCCCCACTTCGACAGGAGTCTTCTGAGAACAGTCTTAATGGCCATACTTTCGAAGTTGGAATACCATCCTACGCCTTCGCCACTTCCGTTGGCAGCCTGCTTGAGAGCCATTTCCTTCAGCTTCTCAGCATCAACCTTTTCGCTGAACTTAACGGTAGGACTATACTGCTTTGCGTAGCGGCATACCTCATCAAGTGTCATATAGAGAAGTTTGGTAAGACCATCCTTCTTCTTGAAGTAGGCGAAGTAACCGATTGGAGTATTTGAAATCTGAGCGCCCGAAAGGTCAAGCTTTCCTGTAACCTTGTCGTAATGGTTGAACTCACCTTCGTATACTACATCAGCGTTGATTGTCTCGTACTTGCCGGTGCGCATAGCCAACTGGAGATAACCCTTCGTACCGATAACGAGCGTAGGAGTCATTACTCCTTTGTTCTTGAACGGAAGGATATATGCCTGTCCTAGCTGCTTATTGAGAGGCAAGCGAAGGGAGGCTGCTTTCAGAGCCTCAGCCATCAAATCATTCGGTTTGCACTGGAGCAACTTTTCATCGGATGAAAAGATTTCCATAAGTGAGGTGCAAAAAGCACCTTTATTCTCCTTAAGTGAACTCTGCAACAGGCTTTGGTAATAACTATTATTCATTACCGCCTGAAAATTCTTAACTGCTACCGCCTTCTGAGAAGGCTGCGCCTTTGCTACTGCTGTTTCTGCCATGATTTTTATTTACTTATATGTTTGATTAATTCTTCTTTTGTTTTAAACACTTCGCTTTCTTTCCTTGTTGGGAAAACTGCGAACTTATACTGAATAGAGCAAGGTGCCTCGCCTATCTGCTGAAAGAATACGCCAACGATGTTTGCACGTCGGATTTTGTACCCATCGAGCAGATAGACTGCATCACCTATATCGAACTTCGTCTTGATTTGCATGATGTGTTTCAATCCATTGTGGCCCGAGCGAAATACTCAACCTTTAGTTTATCATCCTTTGATACTACCAGACGGATTTGCTGACCGCCGGTACTGAGCGGATGGTTAACGCTTTCGCATTCATCGAGCACAACAGGAACCGATACATCATAGAACTGCCCGATAGTGCGCGCGATGTCGATTCCGGAATTCACCTTTGCGGCACCATTGAGGCGGCTGTAAGGCACACCATTGTGATAACATTCGCAATAAGGTTTCTTCTCACCATCGAGTTTTGGAAGGAACAAACTCCATTTTACGAAACGGAAGTGCTGATTAACCTTATCTTCGAGAGCCTTGCAAGACAACTGATAGAACTCGTTGGTGATATTGAGTTTATCATCAATATCATCAAGCTGCTCTTGGAAGATGGCTTTATCCTTCTGTGCTGCTTCGATATGAGCCATTGTGTTGTCGTAAGATACTTTTGAGGCGAGGAGTTCGAGAACTTCATCGTATCTGTCAGCGAGCGGTTTTCGCTCTTCATCGAGTGCTTGAAGTAACTTGTCATTATCCTCGTTGCTATCTGATGGCTTGTCGAGTTCTGCCTGCAACTCGCCAATCTCTCTCACTACCTGCTGATACTCTTCCTTGGAGGCAAGAATCTGCTCGTAGGTGCTAGGAACATCTGCATCAACATCTGCCTTATGCTTTTTAGCCTCTGAGAGGGCTTGGTGAGCCTTGACAAGCTGGTTTGTGGTGAGCTGACGATCATCATTCAGTTTATCCAACTCTTTGTTGAGTTCGGTGTATGCGCTTTGGAGTTTGGCAAACTCATTGTTGAGTTCCTTCATATCCTCTGCCTTGCGAGAGTTGAACCGGTTCTGAGATTCCTGTTTGAGGAGCTGAACATCACCGAGAGGGAGAGCCTGACCGCAATGAGGACAGAAACCTTCCTTATCATCCCATTCCCAAGTGCGCTTGGCAATCTCATCGCTACGCTTGTTTAAGTCGCTAACCTTCTTCTTGCACTCTTCAATCTGAGCGTTTATCTGAACCTCTGTGGTAGGATAGCCACTCATGACGGCTTTGAGGTTATCAACCGTAGATTCTGCCTTATTGAAGGCTGCGTTGGCGTTGAGAACATCGCTTTGGTGCTTGGTCATGTTATCGGTAGACTCCTTGTCTGCTCCCTGCTCCATCATTCGCTTGCGCTTTTCGGCAAACTCAATTTTCTTGCGGATTCCGTCAAGTCGAACTCTGTCTGCTCCACCGGTGCGAATCTGCTGAATCTTGTTGTCTATCTCTACCAGTTTTTCTTTCAACTCAGACTTTTCTTTCTCCATGGCCTCCCAATCCTGCTTTGGTGGAAGGGTCTTGTCGAGTTCGGCAAGTCTGATAGGGACCGCATCGAGTTCCTTCTGAACTTCTGTACGCTTGTGCTTGAGGTGGTGAAGAATGGCATCAATGTCTTTCTGTTTGAGGAGTTCAACAAGATAATCATACTTCTCTTCGCCCTTCGTGATGTCTTCGACTGAAATGTCACCTGCCAACGACTGAAGGAATGCACGCTGATTCTGCCAAGTCATACCAAGGAACAGATTAGGACAGATGCACCACGAAAATGGGTCTTCTTGGAAGATGCCGTTAACTACTTTGTCGAAATCTCCGGCGGTAGTCAATTCTCCATCAACATAGTACTTGAAGGTGTTGGTGCATTTATCACCTTTCCACTTGTCGGTCAGAACTCGCTTGAACGAGATTTCATCACCATCTACCAACATAACCAACTCGGATGAATGCTCTATCTCCTTGATAATATTATGATTCTTATCGAAGGTTTTGATGTCGAGCTGCATGCCGTTGGTATCAGTACCGAATAATGTGTACATGATGGCGTTGCCGATAGTGCTCTTGCCTCTTCCGTTGTCTCCCGAGATAACGGTTAAGTCTTCTCCAAAATCGAAGACTCCGGCACTGATGCCGCAGAAATTTTGCAGTTTAAGTGTTTTGAATAGGATTTTCTTCATTTTTATCTTTGTTTAAAGTTTCTTCTTTTTCTCTCAGTTCCTTATCGTATTCCTCGAATGCTCTTGCAGTAGCGTAGGTAAACTGGTCGCTATTGCGCATGGCGTTCAAGATAAGGTTTTTGAGGTCTTCGGGCGATGCGTGCATGAATGCGTATGCCTTCGGAATGGTTCTGTCACCCATGAGGACGATGCAACGGAAATGCTTTGCCTCATCCCCCATCTTATCAACAATATCAAGTACCTTCTTGATATGATTGAAGAAATTCTGTCTGATATTCTTTTTCATGATTTTGTTTTTTTTTAAAACCTGCCTATCCTCACGGACGAGCAGGAAAAATGATTTTAAAATTATGTAAAATAACGCTAAAAACTAAGCCTTATCTGTTGATCCTAAACCACTACGAGTGCCGGTTACCTTGCCAAGTTCCAAGTTAGTGTCTGGAACGTAAGTGAAGGCACCTTGGCAGATGCGTAGGGAATAAGGGATGATAAACTTGAAACCGAGCATACGCATGATGCGATGCTTTAACCTCCATCTTCCCGACTTGACGATGGCATGGACTTCTTCGCCATAGCCGCAATCAATCAAACCGAGAATTACATCAAGGTTTGCTCTGACCTTGCCTAGATAGTCGCCATGAAGGAGCCATGAAGGGAAATAAACATCTAACAACATTCCTTTGCCCGACATGCCACTACGTGGCTGAATCAGCAATTTCATATTTGATGGAAGTTGTATCTTGAACCCAAGCGGAACGTAAAAGCGTTTATTTGGAGTTACTTCCGTGTCCTTGCTGCAATGAAGGTCATAAGCGGCATCCGTCTCATACGCCTTTGTTGGGAAACACCCATGTGTTACCAATTCTACATTGATTTTTGTACCTGATTTACTCATATAATCTATTCTTATAAATGTTTCTGTTCTAAAAGTTTGTCTACTTCTTTCTGATAATCTTCTAAATACACCCACCTAAATCCATAAGCTGTTTTCTGTTTACCTGTCAGACAACGCCTAACATTTGCCTCAGCCTTACCTGTCTGTCTTTGGAAGTCACGCGAACTTGCCCATTTCTCCACAAAAGAACCATCCAAGTTTAGCTGTACGATATGCTTTGCTAGCTTATTATCCCAACCTATAGGGTGTTCTCTAGTCCTTTTCAAAACATTATAGGCATGAATCTGATTTTCAGAACGTGTTGCCCATTCTAAATTACCAACACAATTATTCAACTTGTTGCCATCAATATGGTTTACGTCTTTTTTATGTAATGGATTCGTGATGAACGCTTGTGCAACCAAACGATGAGCGTATTCGCTATTCTCCGTTCCGTCTCCTGGATGAAGATGATAAAAAAGATACCCATTCTTTTTAATGTCTGGTCTAAGATACCTTTCCTTGATATGTCTAATTCCTTTTCCCCAAGGAACCAGTCTTTCTAAAGACTTCACACGTCCGCAATCAGATATTTGGTAAATACCTTCATACCCTTCTATATCTCGCCATTCTTCACTTCCATTCATCATAGTTCTTTTCTATTTTAAGTTTCTTGACTTCCTTTGTATAGTAATCTATGAGAGTCTGAAGTTCGAAGATGGAGTATTGTTTGGTGGAGTGCTTAGTATTTTCCAACCATTCCACTTTATCTTCTCCTAGTTTCTTGACTAAAGCTTTGCGATAATCTAGTAGATTTCCATTCAGCATACGATTGCAGTAACGGCATTGTCCGTACACATTAGTCTCACAATATCTTAGCGACATTGATGCTCTGCCTATGAAATGTCCGGCATCCATCTGGCTGAACGGCTTGTATCTTCCACAAGAAATACATCTGAATGCTCCTTGATCGTTTACATCACGAAGTCTGATGTATAGCTGAAAGATTCTATCGAGTTTCTTTACCAAGGATTGCTTGGTTGGAATAGCTTTCGCCTTCTTCTTTTCCTGTTCCTTCTTGGCTTTATCCCAAGGAGTCTTCTTTATAGGTGTCCTCTTGAGAGGAGTTTTTCTTTTTAAACCCATATTGCATGTAATTATCATTTGTAAAGTTTGAATACTCGCCCTCGGGCTTTCCGATGTCTGAGGACACATTTTTAATTTTAGAGTTGAGGATATTTATTTTCCTCAGCTTTGACTCGAAGATGCCCAAGGGTGCCCAAGGGTTTCTTTCGAGTTCTCTGTATATTTCGAGAACCTTTCTCCGGTACTTGTGGAGAGTAGGTTCGGATAAATCTATCATAAGCCATTGATTTTGAAGTTTAAGAAAAACCTGCCTATCCTCACGAACGAGCAGGAAGTTTAATTTAAAATTCAACGAAGTCGCTGCCGCTGCAGCGAATAATCATACACAACAAAAAATACATAATAGTCCACCTTAAGGATTCGAACCCAACTTCCCGATTTGATAAGAATGTATTAAGGATTTACACAAAACAGTTTCGGGCGTGCTAACCAATTACACCATCGGTGGATAACGGCATCATGCGCTACCATGAATTTAAGAGCCATGCTCACCGCTTTAGCTATCAGTCATAAAGACTGATGCTCGGGGACCCCCTTATAATGACTTAACACTATTCGACTTTACACTTTTCCAATATGTCAAAGAACTTATGTCCAAAAAGGGCAATGGGATTGTTCCGGAAACTGCTATATATAATAAGGTATAAAACGAAAGGTGCTGGTAGAATGCTCGACCACAACATTTCCTTCTGGTTCGTGGCGCATGAATTCAACGCAAACAACTTATATTGCCACTGGGTCTATACCGCTCCACACCTAACGATTTCAAGAAATATTATAATAACAATATCCAAAACTATTTTGGGGATTCGAGGCGAGTTGAACGCCTTTGCTCGGGTTTCCCCGCTCACTCCGAGTGGGCTAGCTCGATTCCCATGTATCACTCCTATGCTCACGCACAAGAGTGAATTGATAGTTTACAAATAAGAAAAAGAACCTTTCTTAAGCAATCGTTTAACTCTATGCTCACGCATATCCAATTTAAAACGCATTTTGTCTGAATAACTAATCTAAAAGTTCAACAGCCAAATATTTCACACATTTACACACTCACTAGTTGTGGCACCTTAACAGGCTCTGCTCCGTAGCGATTCAGAGCACAGGAACGAATGTCCTGAGCCTGTTGGCTATTACTCCGGTAAGCAAGAGCATTGTAGACAGTAGTCTTGCCACAACCAAAAATTTTCATGATTTTAGGAATTTTATCTTTATCAATCAATATTTTTTCTATTTTTACGACTTTATTCATATTATTTTTTTGTAAATTTGCACCATAAATAAGTTTTGAACGAGTTTTGTTCTCGTTTACGGATGCAAAGATACATGTTTGTAGACAAATATCCAAGGATATAGACATTAATTTATAGTTAATTTACGTATTTACACAAATATAAACACTAGCAGTATGGAAGGATTAAGAGATAGAATCAACGAGGTAAGAGACCATTACAGGCTGACTAACAGAGGGTTTGCTGACGCTATCGGGGCAAAACCTGCTGCTACGAACAATTATTTGAACGGCACAAAGGAGCCTTCAATGGAGTTTATAGACAGAATACTGACTACATACGTAGACATATCAGCAGATTGGCTACTTTGTGGCAGAGGCAGTATGTTTTACGATGCAGACAAGCAGACGGACGAAAAACTGCTGAAAGAACTAGCAGAAACAAAAGTAAAGTTGCTAGTACAGGAAGGAGTGGTTAAGGAGTTAAAGCAAATCATCAGCGAGAAGATTGCTGAAAGAGACAAAAGCCTTGTTGGCTGA